ACTACCAATGCCAACAGTGCCAACTGGCAAACAGGATACAACAATGCCTTGTACACCATCAATGGCACTGCCAATCAAATAGTAGCCACCCCTGCAGGTAGCAATACTGGTAACAATTCTGTAACACTGAGCTTGCCAACCAATTTAATTGTGCCCAACAATTTAACTGTGCAAGGCAACTTGACTGCTTTGGGTTCCAGCACATTTAAAAACACCATATTCACAACCACCAGTGCATTGAGTGTTTACAACACAGGACCTGGGCCTGCATTATTTGTGTATCAAGCTGCTGGCCCATATGATGTGGCTAGTTTCTATGATGGTGATGGTATTGAAGTGTTGCATGTGGGCAATGCTAATCCGGGTAGCAGAGGATTTGTAGGCATCAATGAGAGTTTCCCTGGTGCTGAACTTACTGTGAATGGTGCCATCAGCAGTAACGGATACATAACAGTTTCAGGTGGCAACAGTGATCAGTGGAACAGCAATTATACCACCACCAATACCAATAGTGCAGCATGGAGCAACTGGAGCACAGTTAGTGCCAATTATGCTTTGGGTTCTCAGTATGTAAAATTGTCTGGTGATACCATGACTGGTGCTCTGAGCACACCTGCATTGAGTACTAATAACATATTTTTAGCAGGCAATACATTAATCACTGCTCCTTCTGCTGCTAACAATGTGTTCATTGGTGATAGTACTACTGGAGAAAGAACCACCACAGGCACACACAATTTTATTTTTGGACAGAAAGCCGGTTGTGTTAACACCACAGGCAGTAACAACATTTTCATGGGCTATTGTGTAGGCTGCAGAAACACTTCAGGCAGTAGCAACATTTTCTTGGGACGAGCCAGTGGTCAATACAACACAGGTGGCGGTAATAACAATTTCTTTGGTTCCAGAGCAGGCTATCGCAACACCACTGGCTCAAACAACACTTTTATTGGAAATGATGCAGGTTATTTGGCACAAACAGGCCGTTATAACACTATCATTGGCAGAAGGTCAGGCATAAACACCAATGGATATTGCAACAATATCATTGGAACATGCACAGGAACAAGCAATACCACTGGGCGTGATAACATATTCATTGGTTCCAGAGTGGGCAATAATAATACCACAGGATTTAACAACATATTCATGGGGCTTTCTGCGGGAGACAGAAACATCATTGGCTCTGACAATATTATCATGGGCCGTACAGCCACTGTTGCCACCAGCGCTTTGAGTGGCACTATTGTGCTGGGCACTGGTGCCATTGCAACTCAAACAAATCAAATTGTGTTGAGTGGAGGATCTAGCAGTATCAGAACATTGTCAGGAATATTAGCTGGTCCCAATGTGTTCATTGGTGACAGTTCCACAGGTAATGATAATACCACAGGCAATACCAATTTTATGTTTGGTATCAGTGCTGGCAACAATAATTCTACTGGAAGCGATAATGCTTTTATGGGATTCAATGCAGGCAGGGTAAACACCACTGGTAGCAGAAATGTTTTTATAGGCAATAAAACAGGGTGTAAAAACACAACTGGCAATAGCAATGTATTTATTGGAAATGAAGCAGGTTGTGTCAACACCACAGGATATGATAATGTTTCAATTGGACAAATAGCTGGCTGTGGTGCCACTGGCAGCATGAATGTACATATTGGACAAATGGCAGGTGCTCTTAATTCTGGATTATTTAATGTAATAATTGGCAGGCAAGCAGGCATAAACACTTTTGGTAATGCTTCAAATAATGTTTTTATTGGTCATTTTGCTGGTAGAACTGGTACTAGCTCTTCAAGAAATGTTATCATAGGTTCATACTCAGGTGGTTGCATTTGCTCTGGCTTTAGCAACACAATCATAGGCAACCGTTCAGGCTATTGTACCAATTTTGGACAAACCAACATATTTATTGGTAATTATGCAGGTTGTACCAACACCATTGGGTCCAACAACATCATCATGGGTCACAGAGCCAATACTGCTTCTAATAATTTATCTGGTTCTGTAGTCATAGGTCTTAGTGCAGTTGCTACTGTCTCCAATACATTGGTCATTGGTGCTGCTGTTGCCCCACTAACCGGCACATTATTCGGTAGTCTTGCTGTTACTTCAACAACACTGCCTGCTTTATGCACAATAAGTGGCAACAGTGATCAATGGAACAGCAACTATACCACCACCAATACTAATAGTGCCAATTGGTCACAGGCTTATACCAATTTAGTTGCTAACTCTGCTGCTTACCTCTCTGGTGCAGACATCAGTCTGTTAGCAGCTGCATCTGGTTCATGGAATTCTGTTTATACTTCTTTTAATTCTAATTCAGCCAAATATGATTCCAATTGGACAACCACAAATACAAATAGTGCCAATTGGTCTCAAGCGTATACCAATTTAACTACTAATTCTGCTGCTTATCTTTCCGGTGTAGATATTAGCTTGATTACAACAACTTCAGCATCATGGAATTCAGTATATACCACCACACAAAATAATTCTGCTGCATGGAGCAACTGGAGCACAGTTAGTGCCAATTATGCATTAGGTTCACAGTATGTTAAGCTGTCTGGTGACACCATGACAGGTGCTCTGAGCACACCTGCATTGAGTACTAATAACATATTTTTAGCAGGAAGAACCCTGGTCACAGCTCCTTCTGCTGCATTCAATGTGTTCTTGGGCGATGCTTCCACAGGCAAAAATACAACCACAGGCACACACAATTTTGTATTTGGATCACGTGCTGGCTGTAGCAACACCACAGGCAGTAACAACAATTTCTTGGGACAAAATGCTGGCCTTTGCAACTGCACAGGCAGTAATAACAATTTCTTTGGTGTACTTGCTGGCCTTAGTAACACCACAGGATGTGATAACAATTTCCTTGGATTTCAAGCTGGTAGACTTAATACTACAGGCTGCAAAAACAATTTTATAGGAAGACAAGCCGGTCGAAGCAATACTTCAGGCTATGATAACAATTTCTTAGGAAATAAAACAGGTTATCGTAATACCACAGGCAGTAATAATAATTTCTTAGGATATAATGCTGGTTTTTGCAACACCATAGGCAAAGGCAACAATTTCTTTGGATTCCTAGCTGGCAACTACAATTATACAGGCAATTACAACAATTTTTTGGGAACTTGTGCTGGAATAAGAAATACTACAGGCAATGATAACAATTTTTTTGGACAAAAATCGGGTGTATTTAACACCTCAGGTAAATACAACAATTTCTTGGGATATCAAGCTGGCTATGCAAATAACACAGGTGCTGGCAATAATTTCATTGGATACTCTGCTGGCCGTTTAAACACCACAGGCAGTTGCAATAATTTCTTGGGATATGCTACTGGCCTCAACAACTCCACAGGCAACAGAAACAACTTCTTAGGTTACAAAGCTGGTTTTAATAATAGTACAGGTTTTAACAATAATTTCATAGGCAATTGTGCAGGATGCGCTAATACTATTGGTTCTAATAACGTTATCATAGGCAATACAGCCAATGTGTCTACTGGCAGCTTGTCAGGTGTCATTGTTTTGGGCACTAATGCTTTAGCTACAGCTAGCAATCAATTAGTTATTGGCTCCAGCACATCGCCTCTTTCTGGTGTTTTATTTGGTAGTTTAAGTGCTTCAGGTATAGTAACATTGGCTAATTCTACTGCTAACCCAACATTACAAATTGCTGGATATGCCAATAAAGGTGGCACAGGTTATCATGATTTTGCATCAGTAACCAACACATATGGTTCTGCAACTACACCCAGCAAGTTTTTCCGTTTGAATTCCGCTGGTGGTCTGGAAATAATTAACAATGCTTATACAGCCAGTCTATTACAAATTACAGATGATGGTGCCATCAATGTGTATGGCACAGGTACAGCCAAAGTGGTTAATAATGATGCATTGAGCGGTTACATTGGTTTCGGTAATAATAATACACAAATATATGATGACGGTAATACCCATATTCATGCCAGAGGTTCAGGCAATGGCATGTGGATTAACACCAACAATGGCCAACTCAATCTTTTGGCTCAATCTCCTGTGAATGGAGGAGCAGTTGGAACAGGTGTTGCAATTGGTAGCAGCACACTGAATGGTTATGTGAGCATCAATTCAAGCAGAAATGCTGCTATTGCTCAACCTTATGGTTACTTGAATTCCAGTGGAGCAAGCACTACCACAGGCACAACTCCCAATCCTTACTCACTCACATGCTCTTCACGCATTCAGAGCCCAGAGTTCAATGCATCTTCTGATGAGAGATTAAAAGACAACATTGTGCCAATTACCCTAGAAGATGCTACTAATTTTGTTAAAGGTGTTTCTGCTGTTACTTTCAATTGGAAAGATGCAGAAAATCCTGGCAAAAAGAGTGGGTTTATTGCTCAACAAGTCATGAGAGCTGGTTTTGATCACCTTATTAGCATAGTAGGAAATGCCAATGTTCAAGAGCAGATTGATGCAGATGGCTTTGTGTCACCTGCCAGTGCTGCATTGGTCATGAATTATGATCAAGCCATTCCATATCATGGCACAGTAATCAAGAACTTGTTGGAGCGCATAGAGCAATTAGAAGCACAAATTAAAAAACTTAAATAATTAAGTGGTTTTAACGCACACCACAAAACGTATGCTAGGATATGGATACCGAATCAGTTCACAATTACGGTAACTGCCACCCAACATTTAATGTGAACTATTATTAGTATAAATGAATATTATGGTAATGCTACTATAAATTTTAAAATATAAAAGAAAATTGTAACAAATGTTACTGATAATATTAAAATAAAAGCTCTGGAGTTCTGTAGTTTTAACCTGTACTCACATTTTTCCAGATACAACTGAGCAGCATTGTACTGTATTCTGTTCATTACCAGTGATGTATAACATTGGCTATAATGAATCCGCATGTTATAAAATTTACTAACACTATGAGTGTTCTAAGAATTAGGCTTATATTAGCATCCCGCACTTTGAGATTGGGTATGTCTGGCTTGTCTGAATCTGATAAACCTACTCGGTGATCAATGGTACGAGACCAAATCAACCAAATCTTTGTAAAAATATGCTTCATGTGCTAAATAATTATATGCTGCAAAAAATCAAAAGCCACTTCAGCAAAAGCTACAATATTGTGTTCTGGGTTTTATTTGCACCAGCTATGATCTGGACTTTGTTGGGTATTCACGAACTATACACTGTATATTTTGATCAGTTGACCAATCAGGATCACCTTCAATTTTTCCTGAGATTTTTCTTCCCCATATCAGTTGCAACACTTGTAACAGTGCTAGACAGAAGACAGCGACAAAGGAGAAAGCAACTAAAACAAAAGATACAAGAGTATCTTGAAAATTAATCTTTAAATCTTTCACGCAAGTATAATACATACAACAACACTGCAACACAAATAAGAACAGTTGAAGTGGTCATGTAGCAAACACCTTGTTGTACTGAAATTCAATGCAACCTTTTAACCATCTAATACCAAATTTTAAATAACCAGAACTGTGTTGAAAAGAAAAACGAGGCAGCAGATTACATTTGTAACTATTGAGCATATAGATACCCATTCCATTGTCAAGAACAATTTTAAAAAATGGTCTACTTATGTAGACATTCTCAATCTTAGCCCAAGAAGCATAAGCATCAGATTTATCAGCTCCAAATTTAATAATCATTTGCCATTGATCTCAGCAATACAATTCATAGATTTATGACCATTATACTTATCATAAAAAATTTCATCCAGCACCATCATGGCTTCATCAACACCTATGCCATGTTTCTTGAGAACTGCATTTAAGTCATCTTTTAAACGGTCGTTCTCCTTTAGCTTCATAACCCTATCTCTAATATAAACACTGTACATAAAAAATCAATCCCACAAGCTATTAAAATAAATAGCAAACAGTTTTAATCCTCTTTTCTGCCTCTTCATGCCTTGTTTATATTCTTTGTCATCTACAGTGCCATCAAAGGAATCAAAATCTATCTGCCACTGAAAAGCAAATATGATATCATCCAATATGGCTTGCCATTCTTCCATTGTAAATGCGTTGGGTCCTTCCCATCCTTCTTCTTTGCTCCCAGCATACACTTCTTCTACAGAGAGCTCTATGATGTTGCCATGGCGGTCTTCTCTGTGCCACTTGAGAGCAGATCCATGCATTTTTCCTGTTCTCCATGCACGAAGAACAGGAGCAGCTTTTCTTGCTATATACCATGCAGCATTCCATTTATCCAAATCATCAAACCCTCTGGTGATTCTCTGATAAAGATATTGTATTGTATATGGCAAAGCTTTAATTTTATAAAACCATCTCCAAAAAATAAAATATATTTTTTCTAAAAAATCATTTTTAGAAAATGCATGCCCGTCAAGATATTTACCTAAAATTCTATGCACCTGCTTGTTCATATCATATTTTATTCTGCTTTTTTAACAAAAATAGAACCATCTTTTTTAATATGCCAACTAATTGTATCTCCAGGTTTCCAGTTTAATTTTTTGAGAAGCTGCTCAGGCAGAATAACATAGTATTCTTCCGTAATTTCATTTTGCTCTACTTTGAGAGTGTATGTATTGTTAGATGCCATGCCAGCGGTATGTCCAACTTATTATTTTGTTACACACGGCTTGAATTATTAATTTAGAGAAAAACACAAATGGGTTGTAAATTTCTTTAAGAATTGGGTAATACCACAGAGAAGTAAATTTTCTTCTGGCTTCAAAAGAAGCATCCATCTTGGCTTTAAAAGCAGCATCACCTGCTTTGCGTTTATTGGCAGAAGCTTCTGATTCTAGCTCAATTCTAAGCAATTTTACTTTGGTTACTTTGCCATCTACAACAGTAAATTCATATTCTGCATCCAGATAACGGCCAGCAATTTCATGATAAATGAAAGCATTAAATGTGCTTGTAAATTTTACTTTGGATTGTACAGCCTTTCTTTCTTCTACTAGATTTGATTTAGACTTGTCTTTGTAATAACCATATTTAACGTTTGAATAAACTCTTTCTAGGAAGCTTCTATTATCAGTGAGCGACTTCCAGATAGGTTCATAAGGGACTTTTTTACCTGTAGGCACATATTCTGTCAAGTAAACCTGGCCATTCTCTCTGATAGTATAAGTAGCCAGGGTATTGTCTAGATCTTTGGTCTGAAAATCTGCCGGCAATGCAGCATCATTAGCTTTTAAAAAAGCATTAATTTCTGCAGGAAGCTTGGGCAGTTTCAAGCCTTCTATAATAACATGATCAAACATACCCATAGAAATATATTATAAGATATTATGCGAATTTCAACTGGGTAACAAATGGCTCCAAGATGCTGAATCAGAAACAATGGAATGCATCTTATGTTCTTTGCACATGTCTAAAAAGGCATTAAAATTAGGGTTTGAAACTTTGCTATCCAATTGCTCTTTATAAACTGCTTCTTCTTCTGGATGCACTTTCAAGCCATGTTTCAAATCTACCATTTCTAAATTGTACTTCAAGGTTTTCCTTTGATCTTCAGTTAACTTTAGATGTTCATGTTCAAAGTTTTCTGTAAGCTTTTTGGCTTTAACCTTGCCATAACCAGGTATGCCTTTGATATTGTCTGCAGCATCTCCTATGATACTTTTGTATAGTAAGAATCTGTTTTTGTTCACAGGATAGTGTTGCTCAAAATTTTCCATTGTTACTAATATTTTTTTAACTGGAGAGTACAATTGCACATCTTCACAGATCAACTGTGCCATGTCGTTATCTGTTGATACCACAGTTTTATGGCCTTGCAATGTTCTGCACAAATAAGCTATTACATCATCTGCTTCTAGAATGCCGGGAAACAAATTTACAATGCCCAAGTGTGTGGTAAGCTGTTCTATGGTGTCTTCCGATTCATGCACACTTTGCCATAAACTTTTGTCACGATTTTGTTTGTAATCTGCATCTTGTCTGCGATAATTCTTCACACCATGTGTCAATCTTTTATCAGAAACTGAGTAACTTGCATCAGGTTTAAATTCATTCAAATACTTTCTGATGCTTCTGAGATAGGTAAGAATTAAAATATCAGCTGGAGCTTGCTGGGTGACATGCCATGTGCGGTACAGTAAGTTGGTAGCATCAATGATGAGATACTTCATGTTGTTTGATCATGCGCTTGATGGCTTTGTCTTTGGCTTTTAATTCTACTTCCCAAATAACCGGTCTACCATAGTCAACAGGCAGAGATTTAGCATAGTCTGCATGTTTCCTAGTGCCTTTAATGCCTTCTGAATAGTGAAATATGGGCATAAAACTGCCCCAGGTATCATAAGCAGCATCAAAAGCTTGATGGTGTGACAACCCATCAGAAAGCATTTCATGATGTAAGTTATCATAGGTAATAGGAATTCCTAACCGACCATGAAAATAATGCACCAAATTCTTGATGCTCCACACCCCTGATTTGTTATCATTATTTTCAAAAACAAGACGTTTAGTTACGCATGTGGGGCATTGTTTCAAGCTACGCATTACATTGTGGTAAATTAACTCTGGGTCTCCATCTTTGCGTATATGAATGTTAAGCGGGGCTTCATAAGATTCTGGCAACCCAAGCAATTCAAACACAAGAGCGTGGGCAATAAGATCACGAATGCTGTTAGCCACCACTTTAGGGTTTTCAGATGTAAGACTAATAAATTCAGAAGGATGTGCAGAGAAGCGCAATCCAGACTGTTGCATGGCATATTTGGCTTTGTTAATTGCATGCATTATTTCATTTTGCATAGGAAGCTTATGAAAGTCTAAATTGAGATCAGGATGGTTGATAACAGGAATCAGATCACTGCCAATGCGCATGCCCGCAAGACCCATGTGTTTGCACAAATTAACAGTGCGCTCCAATGTATGGAAATTAGTAATAATTCTAGAACATAATATATTCAATGATTCTTGCAATGGTTTTTTCTTGAACTGAGTAACAGTCATAGTACGGAACTTGACCCCACCTTCATGTAACAAATTGCTTTGACAGCACAATGACAATTGCATGATCTAAATATACATGAAAAACTTGGCTTTACAAGCTAAATAATTATACGAAGATTATACGCATTTTAAAGTGTTGTGTTGCAATAGGTTTGTTTTTAACAGCAATCTTTTTGGCCTTTGAGACTGGATTTACATGGAGTAAAAACAAAGCCTATAAACCCTATAATTACACTCAATTGCCCAACTCTTGTTTTCTGGAATCTTTAATATATTCTTCCAGAGCTAGCTTGGTATTAAAAACAGAAACTACCCCCAGGGTTTATTCTTCCATATTTGGATATATTTTCAGATACAAAGAAGATATAAAAATTGATGGCAAAGATTCAAGCATGGTGTTTGGACATGCTGTATGCATATTTGAATATAAAAATAAATTGTGGGCTTATGACATGAATTATGGTACTATGCCAGTAGGAAATGCTAGCAAAAGAAGTAATTACAACGAAAGACTAAAAGAATGGGCTGAAAAAACTTATGAAATAAAAATAGAAAAATGCTTTGTTGTTGATGATTGGGGAGCATTACCACCAGATTTTGTTAAACTTAAAAAGGAGTAGCTGCAGAGGGGTTGGAAAAAACTGCAGGAGTTACTGGAGGCACTATGGGCTGTGCATCAATTTTAGAACCTGCAGAACCACTCTCTGTACTCAGAGACAGAATCTTAGATTCAAAACCGCATTGAGACAAATTAACAGCAGTATCCTGTTCATAGAGAATTGCAATTTTTTCATCCCCCAAGCATAATTCTACAGGTTGACTATGACCAGAAATCTTTAATAAAATTTCACCAGCATCATTCTTTACCAATTTAATAACAATGCTTGGCTTGTCAGCAATATTGATATTTTGAGACATGGCCACAGAAGCAAGACCTATCGTGCATAGCAGTAAAAACTTTTTCATATAACTATTATGCATAAAATATAAAAAAAATCAACTATTCTTCCGTAGTAAAAACAATATATTTGCCTTTGCCCATGCACTGGTAATAAAACCTAAATTTTTCATCACCACGTACATACACTCCCCACACATCTTCACCATTAAAATATTCTTTTAGACACAATGTATCAGTTTTTTCTTTTATATTTGTCTTGATAAAGACAGTAACTTCTGAAACATTGCCTTCAAAAACTATCTTTTTTTCAGGTATTTTATTCACATATTCTCCTGCAGCTGTATCAATATCTAACTCATTAGTATTTATATACGACATGCTTAAACATGCAACTATAAGTCCGGCAATTCCCGCCGTCCCCATTTTAAAAATGTTTCTTCTAATGTTTTGCCTCTTGTGATATGCTTTATAAGCAGGTAAGAAACTTTGCATATGGTCAGAGGAAGCATAGCAACTATTGCCAATAGTTTTAATAAATTTTGATAGCTCATTCATTTTCTCCTTCCCAATATAGAATAAAAAATCAAAAATGCTATCATAAGATTGCTTGTTGCAGGTTCAGGGATATAGCTTACTTCCATTAAATTTAAATAACCAAATGTATTGCCCACGTCTGTTGAATAGTTTGCTGAGAAGTTTGCATCACTTCTGGAGTAAAATAATAATGATATGGTACCATCAGACAGAGGAGTTATATTACTGACTGTTGCTGTCTTGTTGTCATTGCCATTGTAGAGGCCTGTGTCGCCACCCAATCCTGTGGCATTGCTAGCTCCAATGTCAGTGCCTGTGGTTTGAAGAATTGCATCTCCTACATTGTTTCCAATTAAAACATACCTTGTATATCGGGCTAAAGTGCCACTTCTAGATCCAAACATGGTGAAAGAATATTGCAAATTAGGATCCAAACCATACAAAGTAAACCCTGCTCTAGCTGCTCCTCCTGTGGTAGCAGTAGTATTGTCTACAAACCAATAGTCTCCTGTTGCATTAGCAACAGCATATTTTCCTAGCAATGAAAAGCTTGGATTTATACTGGTAGATTGACCGGAGATTTGCTTTAAGCCACCATTCAAAAATCCATTGGATTGTGTGTAAGCATTGTTGGTTACTGATACAGGATTGCTAAGCAAATTACCAATGCTCCAGCCCACAGAAACACCAGCTTGTGTTTGAAACCCAGTATAAGAGGGGTTATTTAATGCTTGTAATTGGTTGGTTGCTCCTACTGAATTCCATACATAGCTGGTTGTATCACCAATAGCAGTTGCCGATCCTACCACTACACCACTGGGGCTGATAGCACCTGTCACAGTCATTCCATTGGTATTATCATGACGACCAAAATCAAACAACACTGAGTCTGCATTACAAATGTTAGTGACTGCAACAATTAGCAATGCAGCCAGCCAGGTGATGTAATTTTTATTTTTCATAAACTATTTCTCCTTGTTAATAACAACAGCAAGCTAGTTATAAGCAAATGATTTATTTGCATTTCCGGGATTGCCAAGGTGTTGCCAGCTATGTCAGCTGATTGGTATACCTTTACATAATCCACTTCCATACGAGAAATGTTGCTAGAAGAATCTACCGTGCCTCCAATATCACCACCCATGGCATTGTTAAGAATCATAAAGAAAGGATTATCAAAAGGATCAATACCAGGCACAGGCATGTTTATGGTCCATAACAAATTGCCATCCACATATGTTTTTATAAAATCTGGTGTCCACTCTAATCCATAAACATGAAATGCAGTGGATGCTGAATTTAAAAGCAATGGAGAACCAGACTGATAGTTACCTGTGCCATATGAAGCATGGCCATTATACTCCCAGTGCACAGTGCTGTTTATATAGTTCCACCCTGTATTGCGTCCCATTTCCATGATATCAATTTCACCACTGGCAGGCCATCCTGCACTGCCATAATTGCTGCCCAGCATCCATATGGCTGGCCAGCTACCTGGCAAGGAAGGCAATTTAGCAGAAACTTCAACCTTGCCATAAGTTATTTCCATCTTGTTCTTGGTATTGATTCTGCCTGAAGTCCATGCTCCCAGGTTTTGAGAGAAGTTCTGTCTCCTGGCCTCTAACACAAGAATACCATCAGAAGTGTTGGAAGTATCTACTTCTATTCTTACATTGTCTCTGTTATCTCTGTACTGCTGAATTTCATTGTTATTAGGATTATCAACAACTTCCACATTCCATGCATTTCTATCAACGTCCCATCTGTTGTAAGTGCCACTGGTGAATTGATTGAATTCATCTTGCCACACCAGTTGATAGGTTGCACTCTGCACCATGCTAGCATGCAGAAATAGCAGAATGCAGAGTGCAACTCTTATCATTTATTTTCTGAACCTTCTGAGGGCTACCAAACAACCAGTACCAGCTACTATCAAAGCACCTGCTGAAGGTTCTGGTACTATTTGAATTGCCATGTTATCAACATTAACAGCTCCAGAGCTATAATTTTTTTGAGTCATTTCCAATCCAAACTGTATGATGGAAACATCATTGGGCACAGTTACAGTTATTTCTCTGGTTACCCATGTGTCTAGCAGGGTATCTTTGACAGAAGTAATTACTGATGCCCAATCATAGTAGTATGAATAGTCCTGGTTAAAGAACTTGGCAAATATGTTCACATCAGTGCTGGCTTGCATGGGATCATAGCTGGATATGTACACATCCATGGATATTTTTACTTGTTTGCCTTGCAAATAAGGCACCCATCCAGTTTCAGGTGTTGCATAGTAGTCATTATACAGAACAAATGTGGATGTGGTCACATTGCCTGGTGACCAGTATAATGGCCACATTTTACCCAGTTTGGAGCCACCAGGAGCTACAATGTAAGTTCCAGGGGCACCAGTGGCAGGTGCACCATATATGGTATCACCAGAGTTGAGTACTGAAGTATTTGCTGAAGGGTAGGAACTGAAGCCAGTCCATGCACCATCCTCAAAGTCTTCTGTGAATATAATTTCTGCATTAATGGTGTTTAGACTAAAGATGGCCAGCAATGCAGCAAGCAAACCAGTTTTAGTTTTGTTTGTTGTTTTCATAAATTTTCTTTCTTAGAGCAAGAAGTCCCACAAGAGCAAGGCTAACAATTGAAGGCTCTGGTATTGTGTATACAGATCCTACCAATCCAAAATCATTAGTTCCTGCAGCTGCAATTCTCCCACTTCCAGAACTTACAGCGCCTCCATAACCAACCAAACGAAAATACCCTGTTGCTTCAGAAATAGTGATAGGATTTGCAGCAAATGAAGCATTCAATGCATTTGTAATGTCTGTGATTAAACTAGAAGTGGTTGGTATTGATACTTCAAAGGGGCCATAATTCCTAAGAGGATTAATAAATGCACCATTATCATTAGTTGTACTGTAAAGCAAATGCCAATATCTTGGTCCTGAAGCGCTTACTTGTATGCCAAGATTGGAAACCCCGTTTATTGTTACTTGGTATCCAGAATTAGCTGTTATGCTAAAAGCGAAATAATCATTGTTAGTTGTAGCATTATTAAAAGGATCAGTACCACCAGAGGTCCAGCTTATTCCTCCCCAAGCATTTGAAATACTTGATGGCGTGATTCCTGATGCCATTTCAATGGTGCTAGAAGATAGACCTTTTTCATTAAAATTAGAAACAACACTTCTGTTTGTTGAGCTGGTCGGTAGATCCCAATTAATTAAAAGTTGAGCATGTGCTGGAGCTAAACTGCAAATGGCAATCAATGCAACCAGTACTCCAGCTTTAGTTTTGTTTATGGTTTTCATAATCCATATTAATAAAAATCCAAGCATTAACAAGCCATATGTATTAGGTTCAGGAATAGCCACAGTTTCAATGCTCATGGCATTTATGATACCTGTGCCTCCGTTGGCACCAGTCATTTCAAAATAAAGAGAACCAGTGGTAGTTAAATTGCTTAGTACACCAATATCAGCAGTATTAATCACCCAGGATTGAGTGGGGCTTTGATAATTAGCAGTTGCAGTGGCTAGCAGACTACCTAAACCAAAAGTATTGTCACTATATACTCTTAATTTAGTAGCATAATCATTTTGAAACTTTGCTGACCCATAAAATTTTACTGTATATAAGGAGGATGTATCTAAATTGTCTATGCTCCATCTTACACTTGGTACACTGGTTGTAGTTGCTATGTAATCGACTAATGCCTCTTTAACTCCAAAAATACCAGCACCTGATGTAAACACAGTTGCATTAATCTGTGCTTGAGTCAGAGGATTGGAAGTAGCACCCGCAGGGCCATTATAACTATTAAACGCCATGCCAGTCATGAATCCAAACCCACTCACAGTAGTTGCAGTGCCTGTGGTATCTAACAGATTAGAATAGTAGGAACCAGAAGTAATGCTGTTCCAGTAATTGCCATTGGCGTCTGCTCCTACCACAGATGCCCCTCCATACCACCCTGCACCTGAAGCACCAAAGTCTATGAGAATAGTATTAGCATTGGTGTTAAGAACTGCTGCAGCAGTTAATGTTAGTATTGCTATTAGTTTTTTCATAAATTGATCATTAAAAAAGCCGCACTCAGAATGCGGCTTGTACTCCATTCTCTAGCAATAAAGTTGCTAGCATCATGCAATCTTTTAGCATGTGAGGTCCTCCCTCATGAAACTATTTAAAATGGCTGTTAGTTTATTTGCAAGCATATAAGTTAGACAGACGAGATTGAAAAACATTAGAAAAAAGTTAGACCTTATAAAAGTTATTAGAATTACTTATACATGTATTTTTTAAAAAAGAACCCGCCAGGACATACTAGCGGGTTCTAGCTAACCACTGATATACTATTATTTGATATCAATGATCTTGGCTTTAGTTTCCACAGGCTTGACTTTTGCAACGTCAATGACCAGGATTCCATCTTGGAATTGTGCTTTAACATTGTCATGATCTAGATTATCACCCAATGCAAAAGAACGTCGGAATGAACTACGTTTCAGTTCTCTGCGAACGTAATTGCCTTCTTCTTGTTCTTCTCTCTTGGATTGCTTCTGACCTGAGATAGTTAAAACACCATCCTTTACGTCAACAGTAATTTGATCTTTCTTCAGACCAGGAATCTCTGCTTCAATAGAGACACGATCTTTGTGATCAATAATGTCAACTTTAGGATAAGATTCCTTCTCAAACAAACCAATACCAAACTCCTTAGACAAGCTAGGGAATAAGTCACTAGTTAGTTTATCGAATACCCTATCAAAAGGTGTAAGGAATTCATCTCTTAGCGATGGCCAAGCTGTAAAGCTTGGAACTACACGGCCTGTATAAGCTTTTCCGCTTTCCACAGGCAGGTCACCATTATTTCCCATATAATTACCTCCTCTCTTTGTTTTTTTGGCCTATTAGGTCCAATGCTAGCCACAATGTGTACTAGCAATTATATTTATATTCTCTTTTTAAAAAAAATCAATTTTTTTTATTGACAAAAACTAATATTCTTATATTTTATAAATAATTATATGCCTTTAGACCTCGATTCATATCTTATATTTGAAGCTTATAATTTAAAAGGTTTGGCTGCAGGCAAAACACTAGAAGATTTGGCTAAAAAACATAATGTAGATATTAAAACTCTTCAAGCTCAATTAGATAAAGGAATTAAAGTAGAGCACGAACATACCGGTAATAACGTAACTGCAAGAAAAATTGCTATGGATCATTTATTTGAAGACCCAAAGTATTATGATAAACTAGCCAAAGCTGAGAATGCAGAAGGTGCAGTAGCTACTGGTGGTATTCTACCTTGGAAAGAAGTACCCCAAGAACAAAAAGATAAAGCATATGAAATGTTAAAAAAGCATAATGATGCTGTGGTCAACCCAAAAGACGGGCCAGAAAACTATTACTTTATTGATGTAACTGGTAAGCATCAAGTTTACTACACTTTCTGGAGATTTAGAATACTACCAGCTGCAATACGCAATTGGATTAAGAATCCTATTTACTTTGGCAACCTATCTACAGACATTGTTACATCAGTTCAAAAAGCTTTATCAAGAAGCGTTGTTAAGAATGTAAGAGTAGAGTTGTATGGAGATCAAACCAGAGAACATTTAATAGGCAGATCTAAAGCTACACCTGTGTTTACTTTTGGTAAATATAGAGGCAAATCATTCCCAGATGTTTACCTTGAAGATCCTGGATACTTTGCATTTCTTGCTAAGAATGCTGACCCCAAGTATGCTGAGACAGACACTGCTCAAGCCATACAAGCTTTTGCTCAGATGTATTATGATGATGTCACTAAAAAGAATCAGGAAACTTCTACAGCTCAGTACGTGGGTAAGGTTGGAGATCGTTATGAAGGTGAATTGGAATTATATAATTACAAATTTGTACCTCCAAGGGATCAATATTCACCTGGTTATAATGTTTATAAATTAAAAGATGCACAAGGTAATAAATTTATCACATACAAGTTTCCTACTGATCAAATAGGTGCTAAGATTAAAATTAAAGCCAAGATTCAAGCACATAAAGAAATTTTAGGGGTTAAGTTTAATAAGATTGGATATGTGAAGCCTGTATGAAAACGTTTAAAGAATTTTTTACTGAATCCAGACAACCTATAGATTGGGATTCTAATTATGGAAAGACTTTTAAAATAGTGCATACACCTAAAGGAAGACAATCTACTGGTGCTACTTGGACACCAGATTTAGTTTCTGTTGTTACCCCTGAGAATGAAGATGCGTGGACATCATGGAAAGAAGTACCATCAACCCTATTAACTCAATGGAAATCTAAATGGAATCAAATTCAAAAATCTCTAGGTCAACATAAGTATGATCAAATTATTAGATCACAGCATAAGTTAAATGAAAGTGTATTGCTAGAATTATTTCAATCTTTTCCCAATATAAAAACAAAGGCAAACTGGGTCATTGAACCAATGAAAGATTATGATTCAGAAGGAGGAGTAAGAGCAGAAGAAGTTACATACTATACAACAATAAAAAACAAAATTGGTAAGCCTGTTATATATGAGTATAATGCTGTTGTTGCTATTCCCAAGCCAGACAAAGAGCCTTCCAAAAGAGAGCTCTTAGCATTTTCTAAATTACACATAGATAACTTACCTGCTGCAGAAATTACTTTTAAGACAATTAATGATCCAAAACATGGAGGTTCTATTTCTATGGTAGGTGATGCAGATGTTTCTTCTGTATTAAATAATGCCATGGCATTCATAAAAGATATTATTGAAAACTACAAAGTTAATTTAGTATCATTTTCTGCGTCTGGCAAGAGTAACTTACTAGAAGATGAGATGTATTCTTCAAGCAGAGAAAAAGTATATGAGAGACTGATTAAAAAATTCGCTGACAGATTGGGATTTACTCACGCTAAAAAATCTATTTTTACAACACAACCAGGCCATGGCACACATGATGCTACTGATTTTGTTTTAACTAGAAAGAACCCTATTCATGAAAAGAACATACATGATCCTGTGAGACCAGGTATATTAAAGCGCCAAGTAAAAGGCAAAGTTACTTGTTCTAAGGCCAGAGCTTTGCATGCAAGACAAAAGAATAAAAATAATGCAACTGCTAAAGCTGCGAGAAGGTTTCAAAACTACCACTGCCAATGAATCTAGAGCAAGTATATTTACAAATGATAACGGAGAAAATTAACTCCAGTCCTGCACCAGTGCAGCGCTCTATAAAAAATTTTAAAGAATATCTTAAAACAAAAGAAAATATATTATTTTTAACTACCTCTAATCGGTGGGAAGGCCATAAAGATGATAAGCCTAAGAGTACTTTACTTGCGTATCATTTAAGAAATGAATTAGCGGATAAAAATATTAAGTTAATTGAAGTGCCTCTACTAACTATACATTGTTGCGAGGGTAATGTATCTTCGCGTTATGGTAATCACTGTGGTACTAAGGATGCGGCTTTGAAAGATAAAAATAAAAATCCATCAGGTCATCATCGCTGCTGGGCTTCTATTAACAATAAGGATGATGAGCTCTGGAAAATATCCAAACCGCTTCTAGAGTCTGATTGCGTTGTGTTCTTTGCAAGCGTGAGATGGGGTCAAGCCAATAGTATATATCAGAAATTAATTGAAAGATTAACCTGGCTTGAGAATAGACATACCACCTTAAATGAAAAGAATTTATTAGATAATATTGATGCAGGGTTTGTAGGTATTGGCCATAATTGGAATGATCAAGCTGTAGTAGATATACAGAAGGATGTATTTAAATTCTTCGGATTCAAGGTACCAGATGAATTATCGTTTTGCTGGCAATATACTACTAATTCACATGATGAATCAAAAGAGCATTACAAGCAAGACCCCAAAACCTTTGAAAAAGTATTTGATTTTAAATTATTTCCAAACAATAAATAATTAAACATGAATAAAGATGCGCATCTTATATTTGAATCATACATAGACAATCTCTCTAAAACTAAAAAAGAATTGGGCTCAAACATAATGAGAATGGTCAAATATGGTCTTCCTGATGAGAGTAAAATACCGGAACTAAAAGAGCGTTTAATTTCTATTTTTACCGATGTAAAAAAAGCAGGAGGACATGTAACACCTCAGCAATCTGTAGAAGCCAAGCAATTGGTCAATCAATTAAGAAATTCCGGGCTTCCGGAAGATGAATTAAGAAACCTATATAGACACGCACCCACCGAAAATTCGGAAGATTATGCAGATCAAAGAAAAACCAAGTTTGATCAAGCCATGGACAAGTATAAGGATAGAGAGAATGAGAGGGATGAGAAGATTAAGGATGCAGAAGAGAATGCAGAAGAATTAAATGTCTCCAAATACAAAGACATTATTACTGACATGTCCAAAGGTGGTTTTGATACTAGCTCTAAAAAATTACAAGTTGATAAGGGTGTAGAGGAGGGCATTTTTGATGTAGAAACAATTCAAGGCAAGAGACAAGTGGTGCTTACTGACAAAGCAGTACAAGCCATTGAAAATACATACCCCGAGCTCAAGGGTAAATTTTGGTCATGTGGCAGATGCAAGGCTGATTATGCTGGGTGCACACAAGATAAGCATAAACATAGTGAAGATGCTGAAATGCCTGCTAAAGAATTTGAAAAACTAAAATTACATATTAACAAAGGCCCTGTTCAAATAAAAAAACTTTCCAAGGAATTGCCTTACACCCATCAATACATTCATTCTTTAGCTAAAAAAGATCCAAGAGAAGAACATTTAAATAGAGATGAAAATGCTGAACAAAAGCCAGGGTGGGGCCCATATGATGACATTGATGTAGAGTTTGTCCATAATGGTTTAAGATTTAGAGCTTTTGGAGATGTGAAATTTGATGAAAATGATCCTTATGGCAGAGGAGAGGTGGATAATTTGAGCGTAGTTAACATTGCCTCAGGCGAAGAAGTAACTAGTGAAGAATTAAGGGAGTATGCAAAAGGTTTAATTTTTAATAAAGCTGTTGATATGTCTGCAGAAAAATAATGTACAAGTTCTTTTAAATAAATATCCATCCAATCCATAAGGTTATTTACTTAGTTTAAAATTTTTAATAATAAATAACTATGTATAAAAATGAAATTTAATAAAGTTTTAGATATGATTATTATGGAGATGTCTGTTATAAGACCTTCACCTTTATATACACAAATAAATTATACAGGTGAAAACATAATTGCAGCAGCTATTTATGATAAAAAAACAGGCTATATTTACACCGGGGACAGCCATTATGATGCATTTTTTGTGATGCATCAAGAAGAAAATTATGATTTTCCTGTAAATGATGAAAAATCATTTGAGTACTTTAGAGACAGAGGAAACTATTATGACAGATTTGTTGATGGTTTTTACACTGATAAAGATAGGTTTTTAAACAGAAAAGAGGCTTTAGAATTAATGAGAAAATCTAGATGCCCTGTGGAAAAAGATGATTTAAAGTATGGGAGAGAATTGCACAGTAATGTTGTTCAGCAGTATCAAAAAGCTTGTGCTGTTGTTTAATAAATGAAAAAATTATTTTTATTTTTATGTTTATGTTCCATGTCTTTCGGTCAAGAATTATACACTTGGAAAGTGACAAGAGCCATAGATGGAGACACAGTAGAAGTTCAAGTAGATTTTTTACCCAAAGAATTAGGCAATAAACTTAAAGTAAGAATATGGGGTGTGGATACACCAGAAAAAGGATTCAGAGCACATAGTGAACATGAGAATCAAATGGGAGAACAAGCATGCTTTTTTACAAAAAATCTCATACAAAATGCCAAAGATATAAAAATTCAAGTTATAACGTGGGATAAGTTTGGAGGTAGAATTTTAGGAGATGTCTTTGTGGATGGTAAAAGTTTAAGACAGTTACTATTAGATGGTGGATATGCAAGAGAATATTATGGGGCTAAAAAAGAAAGCTGGAATTAATAAACTTTAAATAATTTTTTTAATTGTTTTTTATCTTTTATACTTTTCAATGTGTCTCTATCGCAATAAACAAATGGCAGCCCTTGCTTACTTTCACCTTGGTATTTAAATCCTAATTTTGTATAAAATTCAATGGCAGGCTTGTTGCAAAAAAATCTAAATCTCTTTATACTTCTCATTCTCATGTGAGTTTTAACCATTTCAATAATTTTTCTGCCTATACCTTTGCCTCTGTATTCCTCCAAAACAAAGAAATGTCTTATAGTACAGTGTCTGGGTTCTCTGGTGGTAAATGCATAGAAAATATACCCCTTGTCTTCAAAAGAATAAATGAATGAATTCTTGCTATCCCAATTTTTTTCTTTGTTCCAATCATACAGCGCCATTTTTAAATGGCTTTTAGAACAAATTGCAGAACCTTTAGGATATTTTTTTTCAAGCTGCAACAGCAGCTCTTTTAGATGCTCTTGCATGGAAGTCATTAAATTTATTTAGTTCTATATTCCTGTTTATTAATTCTTGATATTCAGATTCAAAAAACCACTTTGTATTTTCATGCATTTTTTTAACTGCATCTGCACCCATGTCCCTGATAAATTTCTTCTCTTCATCCAAAAACAAATAATCTTTTTTGCAAAATGGATAATCACTACCAATGGCCCACCGGTGACATCCCTGCAATACCTCACTCTTGTTAGGAATATAGACTGAAGTATCCAGTATAATATTGTGCTGAATGTTGGCATACTCAACTGCTGCTTTGCAGAGAGCTCTGGAATGAGCATAACGGAAAGCCGGAAAAAGATTGGTTTCACCATCTTTGGTAACAGTAACATAATTCTTGGGTCTATTGGAAAGACCGCCTTGACCATAATCACCCATGTGATTCATTATGAATTTAAGATGAGGATATTTGTAAGCATACATGCCTACTGTCATGGGAATAGAAGCTGAATTGTTAATAGGATCGCCTTGCATGTGCATAGAAACAATATAATTTTCTGGTAGCTGTTTTAACCATTTGTGTATCTTGTTAGATTCTGCGCCATAGTCCAGACCACTATCTATTTTACCATCTCTGCTCCACCAACCTCTGTGTGAGGCAATCTTTATGCCTCTGCAATACTCTTTGCTGTTGTCTGTGGCATCCAATTGAAGTTTTTTAATATCTGTGGCATCACCTGCATCAATGCCCATGAGCACTTGCACACCATAATGCTTCACACCTGGTGTCTTAGCAGCAAATTTCTCCATATATTTGTAGCCATCCCTAGGGTAAAGGGTAACAGCAGCATCAATTTCGTTGCGCTTAACAAATTCAGCCAAGTCATCCACAGAAGAATAAATGAGAGTTGATGAACTTCTGGATGTAGGAAATTGCTCCAAGTTTAAATGCACATCAAATTTCATTTGAATCCTTTGTCAGTGTAATACCCACCCAATATCTTACTTACATATGACCTGATACCTTTGCCATTGGGAAATAGATCCCATTCTGCTACCCATTCCTTAAATCCACCCATGTCACTTCCTTGAGATCTAAGCAAAGGAGACATCAAAGAGGTAAACCATGGGTTCTCTTGCATACCTAGCTGTTCAAGTCTTCGGTGGTAATATTCCATGTTCTTATCCACAGTTGACTTGTCATGAAAATTGAATTCTTTAAATAGTTGTTCTTCAATGCATGTGCTAATTTGTAACATTGTTTTAAAATCTTCTATTTTGTCAGTTTTTTTATTAAAATTGGGATTAAAAGCTTTTTCATTCTTGTATCTTGTGGGTAAAATTAATCTTACCACATTCTTGCAAACATGGTGTGCTGCAGCAGCAATAAACACTTTCTGGTGCGACAATGCTCTAAATCCTGGATACATGACGTTTTTTCTGCCATTGGTGCCTTCACCAAGCACCACAACATCGCCATCCGCTACCATGGCATAAGCATATGTGTTGGTGTTGTGTTGATTCAAGCAATCATTAGCATCATCATTTGTGGGACACACAAATGCACCATATTTTTCAGTAAAAATACTTACTGCTTCAGAAGTCGTCATCTTCAGTAACTTCTAACTTGTCAGACCACCAATAATCGAATCCAAAACCAAAAACCATAAAGGTAATAGAATTGCCATAATCATAATCAGTATAACCAATGTAAGTGGTGATGTCAACTTGAAACTTAACATCATAACCACCATCCCCATCATTAAATTTACCAATCCTAATAAATGGAATACGGATGTCCAATTTGGAAGTGCCTCTGTCAATGCTAAGCAGATTTTTACCTATACTAATTTGCATAGGTAAATTATAAAGGAATTTATATTTTAATCAAGGCTCTAAATTGCCTATGGAACGAAAAGGCAGCGGCTTGCCATGGGCATCCATCACAGTAATGCCATCAATATGACCTGCCATGTAAGACCCATGGCCTTCCCATTTGCCACAATACCAAATGGGTTTTACTTCTTTGCCATCCAGTATTCTAATTCTATTAATGGATGTTCTGAAGCCTGGAGTTCTGGTGCCTGCTTGTGGATTAGTTTTTGAAGTTGCCATACTAAATTTTATTTAATATTTTTTTAAGCTTTGCAACTGCTAGCTTGTCCATGACCAATTCATCTTCAAAGGGTTTGCCATGCTTCAGTACATTCCATATGTATCTGCATTTGTCTCTCCAATTGAATCTTTTTGGATTAATGCCTTGTGAAAAAAATGACAAATACAAAAAGTCATCATCTGCTTGTTTTACCAGATAAATGCCCTCTGAGTGACAGCTGCATGCAATAAAACATTCAATTTTGCGTTTTGACATAAAAAAATTTAAGAAAATCTTTCAAAGAATCCAGCTTTAGTAGAATAATAGATTTTCTTGAAATCTAATGTTTTCAAAAAACTCTGACAGCCTGTGCAAGGCATGGATAAATCAATTTCCCCTTTGCGATTCACACGGGTGTTTACCATTGTTAACCCCTGCACATCATCTGTCCCGAGCCTAATTAAAGCATTTAATTCTGAGTGTATACCCACTAAATCATTGATGGGTATGTTTCTGCGATTAACAAAATTATACTTCAAATTGAATGGGTGCGTTTTCTGCCTGTTAAAACCAATAGCTAATATTTTTTTCTTGTTGAGAATGAATGAGAAATGTCTGCATCTTTGATCGGAAGGATGCTTGGGGGCCATGGCAATAGAAATTTCTTTAAGCTTGTCAAACTTCACCAATTTATTATACAGGAAAAATTAAGGTTATCCACCAACAATAAATGTGGAGCCAATCATGCCAAATCCAATGCCAGTACTAGGAACAGGTGTAGGAGTGGGTGTAGGAGTGGGGGTAGGGGTAGGAGTGGAGGTGGGGGTAGGAGTGGGGGTGGGCGTTGCAGCAGACAAGGCAACAGAAGAAACAATTAATTCTTTATTTTCTGAAACTACAAAATTATTTAAATAAAAATCATTATATTCAGTTTCTGCAACAACAAATGCCTTGTTACCAGCGCTGTTTAAATCATTTCTATTGAGTAATCTAAAATCACCCAAACTATAAATTGAATCAGGAACAAGGCTAAAATTAATATTAAAGATGTTGTATACAGAATCCCCTGTAATAACAGATATAGATGGAGCAAAAGAAGTTATATCATTATTTTGAGGCCAATAATCATGAGACACATAATAATTGTTGGGCAAAACTGGATTTGGCCCTGTGACCACATTTAAATTGTTCTTGTAGAAGGAAGCATTGCCAATGGCAGTTTTATCGACTTCTGCTGTAGTATTGTCACCAAAATTGTAAAGAATTTTGAGTGTTGGAAAATATGTATTATCTATAGCTGAAGGAATGTATGTTAAGGTTATTGGTCCTTTGAATGCACTCAAATCAAGATAATGAGTAACATTTTGTTTTTGGTACCCATAGGGAAATATAACACCACCGCTTGTGGTTAATGCATAAACATAAGATGAAGAAGTAAACCAAAAATAAGAATTTAAATCTTGCTCTACTTCAGGCTGTGACAATGCATTGTTAAAAATTTTAACATCAGTAATATAACCACTATAAAATTCACCAGCATTGGGATTATTAATATCCTCATATGCTCCACCCAAAAATAAGGAATTATTGGACGATGCACACAAAATTGGTGCAGCAGTGGTAAAATCAATATCATACCCACTAGCATTAAACAAAAAGGATACATTTTGATTCAGAGCTGGTCTCAGATACTGCTTAACACCATTTACATACAAGTTTAAAATGTTGGTTGTTCTGTTCACTGTTACTGCCACATGATTAAACCAATTATTATTCAAACAAGAACTAATAGTTTGCACATACAAAGCACTGGCACCGGGCACAAAGCCACTAAGAGAGCCTATGCCTGTTAATACTTTGCCACTATCATCAATTTGAATAAGATATCCTGGCTCCAGAGACCAGTGGCCTTTGGAAACTATTCTCTTAAAAGAAGAACTAGAGAAATTACTGGCAGAAAATACAGCTGCTACAGTAAAATCGTTGTTTGTACTAAAATCTGTGTAAACTGAATTTTTATAAACTGAAAATACATACTCTCTGGCAGATGTGGTGTTGTAGAAGCTAAGCATTTTACCTAGACCAACACCAGACAGAATGAAAGGCTGAGAGTTTATGAGGTCATAAGCTGTAAGACCGCCAAAACAACATGCAGGGTTATAAGAAGCAAACCATAAATTTTGCGGATTAGATGCACTGGTTGGTACATAGAATAGTCCACCATAAGCAGTATTAGGGTAAGTAAAATTTAATCCATAAGCAGGATCCAAAAACAAGTAATGATCAAGAAAAGCAGGGTATGCTGGTGTTGTCTGAATACTGGACAATACTACATTAAAAGACTGCACTTAATTATTTATAAAAAATTTAAAAATAACAGTGTTTTATATTTTATGGAAACTCTAATAATTTGGTTTATATATTATAATGAGTATTTTTGTTCAAATTGCATCTTACAGAGACCCAGAGCTACTGCCCACCATTAGAGATTGCATAAAAAATGCTAAATATCCTGAAAAACTGACTTTTGGAATATGTTTTCAGAGAGATGAAAATGAATCTTTGGCTGAATTTGAAAATAATGACAAATTTAGAATTATGCATGTACCATGGCAGCAAAGCAAAGGATTGTGCTGGGCTCGTCACCATATTCAAAAAATGTACGATGATGAAGAATATACATTGCAGTTGGATTCACACCATAGGTTTGCAGAACACTGGGATGAACAATTGATAGACATGATGCAGCAAACTGGCAGTAAAAAGCCTATCTTAACTTCTTATGCAGGCATGTACAGACCAGCTGACAATGTAAAGCTAAATATTGAACCGTACAAAATGGTTGCTGATGATTTTACAAGCTCTGGAACTATTTTGTTCCGCCCTCATGCCATACCAGATTGGAGGAAACTAGAAAAACCTGTTGCTGCCAGGTTTGTAAGTGGTCATTTCTTTTTCACTCTGGGTCAACATTGCCAAGAATACAAATATGATCCAAACATTTATTTTGCAGGTGATGAAATTAGTTTGAGCATCAGATCATTTACTCTGGGATATGATTTATTTCATCCTCACAGAACTGTGGTGTGGCATGAATATACTAGAGAAGGCAGAACCAAGCACTGGTCAGACCATGATCAAAAACTTAAAGACTCCAATTTAACTGAATTAACTTGGTGGGAAAGAGATGTGTTGAGTAAAAAAAGGCTGCGTCACATGTTGCAAGAAGAAGACAATAAAATTGATTTGGGTGAGTATGGATTGGGCACAGAGAGAACTCACCATGATTATGAATTGTATGCAGGCATAGATTTCAAGAACAAAAGGTTACAACAAGATACTATCATGGGTGTAAATCCTCCCAATAATTACGTTGATGCAGACACTTGGGAGAACGGGTTTATAAAAAATATGAATTTAAGTTTGAAATGGAATATAAATGATATTGAAAAAGCTGATGATTATACTTTTTGGTATTTTGCAGTTTTAGATAGCAGGGAACAAGTAGTTTACCGTGGGGATTTAAATTGGGAGAATGCAAAAGAAGAATTGACGTTTCAAAAAAATATGCGTTCAGTAACAGTAAGATGCTGCAATAAACCCAGAAAATTGTGCATATGGCCTGTGAGCAAAAACAAAGGATGGCTAAAAAAGGTAGAGTATGCATTATAGTATTGGTGTTTGGTATCAGTCTGGTCATAAACTAGTTGCATGTTACAAAGCTATTGAAAGTTTTAGAAAATATTATCCAACAGAGAAAATAGATTTAATTGAAGATGGTAGCAAGAAGTATGATGTTATTAAAGAAAAATTTTCCGTCAATTTAACACAGATCAATCAATCAGGTATTAGCTCAAAGCATTTTGGCCGGCCTGTACACAACTTAGAGACAAATTTGAAATGGTTGGAAAGAATATATGCCTCTTGTACAGGTTATTTGAACGACACAGATTACATAATTTTGTTTGAAGATGATGTTTGGTGCAAGAGACGTATAGCAAAATACCCTGATCTTGATTTGGAAGGGGCCAATGGACCATTGTGGAAGCCTGAGCTTTTTAATTTTTTATGCAATCTACACAATGAAAACAAGAACACAAGAAATCATTGGAATAGAAATGGTTCTTTGCAAAGCTATGGTGCATGCGGTGGTACTATTTTCAAAAGAACCAGCTTTATTCAAGCCTTTAAAAACATAAAAAACATTAATTGGAATGAAATTTATGCACTGGACACCAGGCCTGTTGAATGGTCAGATGCTAGTTTAAGTTTCGTATTTCAACATGCTAATCTAAAAACAGGAATTTGGGCAGACTGGGCACAATATGATTCAAAAAATCAGGGCAATTGGTTTGACAAGAGTGGATGGACTGTGCCCATGCATGAACAAGCAGATGTGGCCTTTTTGCATGCATACAAACATTTTTATAATTATGCGGACAATGAATTAGCTAAAGCCTAATTTCTTCTTATCATCAGAAAATAATTCCAGAATCCTGATATTTTCAATCAAATACCAATCATTATTTATTTTTACAAAATTTTTAGAAGGCGATAATTCTTTTACTGTTCCTTCAATGACTGCATGCTTAGACACAGGAAAATGAACAAACAATATTTTTTTGTCCATAAGATCTGTCAATTTCATACTAGTATTATACTATGCTTACAGAGTAATGCCATCATTTTGCACCAATATCACTTTCTAATAAAGCTACAATGTTAATGCCGTAATTTTCTTTGAATGTCTTTTTTAAGAGTTTAAAAGATTTTTGATATTGTATTCTATCTTGCTGATATCTTAACTGCAATTCTATGAGCATGTCTCTGAGCTTTTCATATTTTTTAGCATCAAATTGTTTTGTTTCCAAATCCACAATCTTTTTAAAGATTTTTTCTGTTTCTTTGATAATCCATGCAAACATCTTCTGATGTCCAATGATTTGTTTTAATATATTGTCTATGCTCATAAAATATTATGGCCCAGGTCAGACTCGAACTGACACTTGAACGATTTTCTTACCACTATAGCTTTCGCTACCATTATGTTTGTGGTCTGGACTATACCTTTACCCGTTCTGAGTAGCTGATTATAGTCTCTACACCTCCCTATAGGTTTGGCTCGGTATTGGCAGTTAAGCGTTCACCGAATTTACAGCTTTTTTCATACATATTCCTATGTAAGGACTCCAAATAAAGTCGTTTGTCTCTGCCGTTGGACTACTGGGCCATCTACCCGTAAATCTTTTTTAAACCCCCATAGTCATCATACCTCACATACTCTTTGCCTGTTATAATAATGCCAGGGGTACTGTGTACCATGTCCATGAGATTTTTAAATTCTTTACTAGTTATTTCTTCTTCACCGGCCACATCATCATAAAAAGGACCTGTGAAGCAACGTCCAGAATTTACACACACTTTGAGACGAAAAATGAATTCTTTTTCTTCTAGTTCTACAGGAGTATCAAATTGACGAGGTGAGAAGAAGACTAGCTCTTGAAAAGTGAAGGGAGCGCCTTGTTTAATTCTTTTCCAGGGCATTATTTGTATTCGTCCAGGTCCAGAACTACCCCATATTTGTTGAAGAAATAATTCTTTACTTGTTGAATGGTATCCAAATAAATTTTACGGTCTTTTGTGTAACGCACATACAGTTCTTCCATTTTCTTATCAACTTTTTCTAGTTTTGCAGCAAAATCTTCACCATCAGCTTGAAACTCCAAGCCTGCTGCTTCTTTATCTAGCTTGCGGCTCTCCATCTCATAGAAATCAAAAGATTTGGATAGCATTTCCAGAGTATCCAAGTACTGCTCAGCTTCAGGTGTCAATTTCATAATACTATTGTAACGGAAACAATGGCTGCTGTCAAGAATATTTGTAAATCTTTTTGCCTTTTTTGGATACAAAGTTTCTAACTTGTTGATTCTGAACAGTTGACCAGTTAATTTGATCAAAGTTATTATCAAATGTCTTTTTCTTTACAGGACGAGGTTTAGATCCTTTGCCAGCCATACAATCATTATATATGAAAAATATACTAGTGCAACTTATGGGCCATAAGGTGTCTGCAAGCCACCAGCTGTGCTAAATCCAGATAGCGATGCCACACGGAATGCCCACTGATCATATATGTAAACTGCTGTTAAAACAGGCACATTAGAGCCACCTAGTGCTGTGTCATTGTATTCATATTTTACAGAAGAAATAGCAGGATAAGCAGTAGGATTAGCTTTGGTTAAATTAACAAAACTGTTAAAAATACGGGTTTGAAAATTGTCTACGTAAGTGTATGTAATGTTATCTGCCATATAATATATTTATACTTTCTATTAAATATTTATAATGTCTTATAACCCAGATGTAAGAAGCAATCAAGAATTGGTGGAATACCAGAAGTTTGTTCAAATTCAGGACGATGCAAGATTTCCTCCTATTTCAGTTGTCAAGTGGGAGTATGCTGATTCTTCTACAGCTTCTGTTAGCTCACTGTATGTTTATCCCAAATATGGTGTCATAACATACCTGGCAAATGCATCAGACATTCAATTGGTTCTGTCTGCCAGCAATGTGGATATTGGGGATGTTGGGCTGGTAGATCATTATACTACAGGTACCAGTACTCATGCTCAAGTTATCAGAACAAGCACAGCTGTTGTATCTGGCATTAGTTATGAAATGGGAGCAGTTTCTGTTATACCGTATGGAACTACTCCAGTATCAGGTAATGTGACCATACTCAACCCAGTTACATCTCTTCTGGCCACAGTTATTAACACAGCTGCAGTTTCTGGTGCAATAACTATACTCAATCCAGTCACTGCACTGCAAGTAATCAACACAGTGGGCGTTAGTGCTGCACAAACACTTCCTATTGCAGGTTCTGTAACTGTTTTAAACCCTGCTTCTGCATCAATAAATGTGGCCTACCCGCTTGATTCTGGTAACTTGGATGCTTTTAGCAGATTAAGAGTTTCATTTCCTACTACTCTTTTTGACAGCAAAACATTGCACAACAAATCAAGTTTATTCTGGTCACAAACAGCTGTGGGCACAGGTGCTGTAGTGCAATTTACAGGTGAAGGCACAGATGCCAGTGTCACACTATCAGCAGCTGCCAATGGTGCATATGCCATACGTCAAACCACGCAGAGGTTCAATTACCAACCAGGCAAGTCTCAATTGTGCTTGTATACTGGAGTTCTTACACCTGTTTCCAATGCCATCAAAAGAATTGGATCGTTCCAAAGCTTAACTGCTGCTCCTTATAATCCTAATTGTGGATTGTACTTTGAAACACAAACTGATTCTCCTAGTTCTATTGCTGTTATACAGCAAAACAATGGCTTCTTGGTGCCCACTGTATCAGCTCGACGTGAGGATTGGAACATAGACAAATTAGACGGTAAAGGCCCCAGTGGCAAGACATTGCAATTGTCTGCTGCTAATATCTTTATCATTGATTATGAGTGGTTGGGTGTAGGCCGTACTCGTTTTGGTTTTTGCATTGATGGTCAAATATGTTACTGCCATGCATTCAACAATGCAGGTAACGTGGCAGGTGCTTACATGCTCACACCCAACTTGCCTGTAAGAGCAGAGATAAGGCAGATTGGAGCAGGTACTGCTACCATGAAAATTATATGTTGCTCCATCATGTCAGAAGCTGGTGCAGATTTTACTGGGGTGACACGTGCAGTAGATACCGGTACTACTGCTATTACCATTACCACTTCAAAAAATAGAAGGGCACTTATAGGGGTAAGATTACAGTCACAAAAGCTTGATAGTGTAAACGAAGTTTTAAATGCAAGTATATATGATTTGCCTCAAAGCGCATCATCTCCTGCAGGATTTCGTTATGAATTGGTAATTAATCCTACGCTGGGAGGATCTGCAGTTACATGGAATGATGTGGATGTAAACAGTAACTTTCAATATGCTGTAGTACCGGATAACACAGTTACAGTTACTGGTGGTACTGTAATTGCTTCTGGTGTGTCTAATATTAACAATTCTATTAATTTAGAGGGTAGTAGGTTTGAAAAGTTTTTAAGATTGGGTTGCTCTGTTGCAGGCCAGAGAGATGAATTGTGGTTAGTATTCACTCCTTTAGATTCAAATTCAAAAGAGCAATACGCAACCTTGACGTTTATTGAATCAGATTAATTGTATATAAATTCCAGTACTGGTACTAACTTGAAACTTTTGCATCTGTCCAGGCATTCCATGTTGAGCATGCATTGATAGTGTTCCAGAAAACGATCATCTAAATAGTCTACGTCCAAGAAACTTTTGGCTTTGCTGACAGCCCACAGTGGTGGTATACCTGTTAAAAAGTACATGTCCAACTCATGACGACGAGTTTCTATCTCATCTGTAGATAAGTTATGAATCCCGTCCAGCAACTGCTGTCTTCTTGTAATAGTATCCATAAGGGTCATGCATACATTCATATGCATCTACAGTAGATTTAAGGTTAGTAATCAAAGAATTCACTTCTTTTTTTGTTATGTACACCTTGTGCCCTTGTGTGGATCCTGCATGTGGTTTGAAGGTTAATTCAATTACTGTGCCACCTCTGGTTCTGGCAATGTTGACTGCAGCACAGTCATTTACTACATTATCAAAATCTTTTTTAATAATCTTCATGTGCTTTTATAATAAAAGAAATTTTACTTTTTTCAAGAAGTTATTTGGGCTAATAGTATACGGACATAAATAATTTTATGAAAAGTTCTTTCTATTATAAAGATTTATATAGAAAATTCATATCATCTCGTTCTTCTAATAAAACAAACTTTAACTATACGGAAAGACATCATATAAAACCAAAATGTTTAGGAGGCTCCAATAACAAAAACAATATTATAATTCTCACCCCTAGAGAACATTATTTTGCACATTTAATTTTATGTAAAGCATATCCAAAAAATAATAAACTTAAAAATGCACTAAGTGCTATGTCTTATGGTAGAAGGCGAAATCTAAATAGTAATCAATACCATTTAATTAAAATTACTATTACAAAAAAGCTTCCTAAAAAAACAATTTTAGAGAAAATGTATTTTAACCGCAATATGTCCTTTAAAAAAATTGCTACTAAATTCAATGTTTCTGATATGACAGTCTGCAAATGGTTTAAAATGCTTAATATACCCCCTAAAAAAAATAGAGAATATTGTTTTAAAAAACCTAATAAAGAGACTTTAATTAATCTCTTACAAAATAAAACACCTAAAGAAATAAGTAGGATTTATAAAGTCAGCGCTTCTTTAATTTATAAATGGTTTAAAACCTATAATATAACTTTAGACCGTGTAATAGGCATTGAGAAGCCTATACCAGATAAAAAAATTCTTATAGATTTTTATTTCAAACAACATCTTAATAAATTACAGATTAGAAAGCAGCTAAATAACGTTAGCGCTGAGCTGTTAAATAAGTGGTTTAAATATTACGGTCTTAAATTTAGAAGCTGTGGTAGGTACAAAAAGCTTTAATTGCAGACGTTTTTTGAAAAATTTTTAACAGCGCTTCTTGCGCCATCAGCAAAAAAATATTTCTTATTTTCTTTCCACGATTGTGCTGTATGTATTTCTATAGCTCCCCCGACTTTTCCTTCATACACCATGCGACCAAAGCGGTTACGCATTTTTTCAGCAGGTAAATTTACAATGGGTTTCTTGAATCCAATTGGAAACGGTGGTTCTTTTATCATGCCCATATTATAAGGGAAATCAGGGGCATTACAAGAAAAAAAGAGGGGTGCAAAAGCTTTTGACTCTTGCACCCCTCTGGTACTCGCTTAATTAATTAAGCGCCTAAATAAAATTAGGCAACGTTAAGACCACCACTGCGGTTGATGGCGCGGGTTAGATCGCGAGCATCAACACGGCTAATGGAACGAGCATACTGGTTCTTCTGGTTAAGAACCTTGGCACGCTTCACGATAAACTCACCGCTGCGGCTACGCTCAATCTTAACGAAAAAGGTCTTAGCACGCAGATCCTTGTTCGTATAGTCGATTGTCATTTGTTTCTTACCTCCTCTCATGATTAATAAATTATAACATATAAAAAACCAAGATCTACTGGTTTATTTGGTCATTTCAGCAATAAATGCTTCTTTTGTCAATTTAATGAACAGTTTTTCACCCATGGCCTGGTAGAAATCATTCAAATGAAACCCTTCATCATGCAAGTATTTGATGCGCTTGTCATCCAGTAACAGAAATATGTTGTGCTCATGCCCATTTTCTTCTGTAATTATGCCAAATGCACCAATGTGTCCTTTATGACTGATAACAATATAAAAACCTTCTTCTTCATACACATCTGTATCCACATAAATTTCTTTGCCAGCTTCTTCTGAAGCATGGTACAATTCACACAGAATTTCTTCTAGTTCCTGCATGTTAATATTATATGATAAAATAAAAACAATGGAAAGCTATTTTTTTTCCTGTATAATAAAAACATGAGTTCAAAAGTCATGAGTTGCATAGTAACTGGCATTGAGAAACGTGTTTCTGGCATGACCATAAACAAGCAATCACTGAGATTTGGTAACTTGGAACAGTTTGAGGAGCATTTTGTATGCACAGAGGCTAAACGGCTTTTGCGTCAACGCATTCCACCAGATCAAGTACAAATGAAACTGTTGCCTGCAGGCAAGAAGCCTTTTGCCATTAATTTGCATGCTTTGGCCCGGTTAAAACTGCTCAAGAAAGCCAGAGGCAAGTCCAGAATGACTGCAGAAGAAATGAAGCAGCTCAGAGAACAAACTGAAAAGAATGAAAGAGATTGGTATGAGAGGCAAGAAACCATGAAGACATGTTCCAAAACATGGATTGAAGAAATGACAGGTGGCCCTGGCAAATGCCAAGTTCCCCATGGTGGCACGTGTATACGGCCAGACATTTATTATGACAATGAATTTAATAAACAAGGGCGCTGCAGGCCTTGCCCTTATCATGAACATTGCTTGTGCGCAAACAAACAATTAAAATAATATCATTCTTCTGTATCGTACAAACTGGATGTTCTGTCGTAACCTAACATGGACAGCGTCTTTTTGAGGTGTTTTTGACAATAAAATCTTTTCACATTATTCTCATAAATAAAATCTTGATCTGAAGCCTGCTCATTACAAGGTGTTCTTGCATCAACATCCACTATGAATTCACATTTGTGCATAAAATTATTTATTTTTTTTCTGTATTTAAACCAAAATGATGCATCCAAGCTTGGTAGTGTTCTTCACAAACTTCTTGTGGTTGCATGCCAGGTATTGAAAACACCTGGGTAGCAGGTTTTCCACATTGTGTTTTCTGCCTGTCTATCCAAAATTTGCAATTTTCAGACATGTATATTCCATTCATCAATAGAAACTTTTTTTACTTCTAAATCAATAGGATTTTTTCTTACTCTTTCGGATACCCTTTGCATAATGTAATGTTTGTCTTTGAGCAACATTAAATGACTGTATTTGAGATAAGATTTATTTTTTAAATCATAAAAATCATCCAGGAGACAGTTAATCTTTATGTTTTTCTTCTCTGCAAACAAAGTTAAATTCATTTGTTCCAACATGCAAGGCAAACATGCATGAACACTGTAACCTTTGTTTATGCCTCTCCACAAATCATAAAACTGTGAATCATTTACCATTTCTAACACATAGTCACAATATTCTGAAATGAATTTTAAATTTGTTCCACCAAATATGCCCACATTATAAGCTTGGATATCATAGTTAGTATCCAGCAATGTTTGCCAGTCTTGGGGCACTTTGCCATATTCTTTTTTAACATGATCAATATCATAAGGTGAAAATTTTAATCCTTTTTCAAATAATCTGGGCTTGTCAGGTGATTGACAAAAAACTTCAGATTGCAGCAAAGATTCAGGCAATGGCTCCCATAAGAATACATCAGCATCCAAATGCAAGAATGGGCCCATGCTAACTGCATGTTTGTATGCAAAAATTTTGCCCAAGCACCATACTTTTTGAAAATCGGGTATGCCATCTAAAATGGGTAAAATTTCGGTAAAATCATAATTTTTAAAAAGATGCATGCTTTGCGTGTCAGTAATAAGATACAGTTTTTTATTACCATAATGCTTCTTAACCAATTCAAAACTCAATCTCCACATGTCCATGTTTAGATTGCTCTTTCTCCAACCACTCTGCCAGAAGCTAAAATAAATGTTCATTTTAAATGCCTCCTCCACCTACACCTCCCAAGGATCCGGGTGTAGGTGTAGGAGTTGCAGTTGGTGTTGGTGTAGGAGTTGCAGTTGGTGTTGGTGTAGGAGTTGCAGTTGGTGTTGGTGTAGGTGTAGGTGTAGGGGTTGCAGTTGGTGTTGGTGTTGCAGTTGGTGTAGGCGTTGCAGTTGGTGTAGGTGTAGGTGTAGGTGTTGCAGTTGGTGTAGGCGTTGGTGTAGGCGTTGGTGTAGGTGTAGGCGTTGCAGTTGGTGTAGGTGTAGGTGTAGGCGTAGGCGTTGGTGTAGGTGTTGGTGTTGCAGTTGGTGTAGGTGTTGCAGTTGGTGTAGGTGTAGGCGTTGGTGTAGGTGTAGGCTGTATAAAATAATCATCAGAAACTTTAGCTTCCAATGGAATACCCTTGTTTATCTTCAATTGAGTACCTAGTTTTACAGCAAATCCCATGAAATTATTTAATAGAGAATAAATAATTACATGAACTTACTAGACAGAATAATTGATTTATATTACAATACAAAGTTCCAAATAGAAGATTGGATTTTTGCTAGAAAATACAAAATTCATGATTTCACTGATTTGACCATTGATCCTGTAGCTAAAAAGCCTAAAAAAAAGGCCAAATCCAAAAAAAAGAAAAAGTAAATAATAGGGTGCAGCTTAAGACTAGCTATCCTACCATTTTTGGATTTGATACTTCACATAAAGTATCTGCACAAGCCATAGACATAGTTTATTGGATCATAATTGGTGTTGCATACTGTTTTGCTTTTCATGCATTGAATTTTATATTGGTTTCATGGAATTGGTTTCTGGTAGCATTGGCTGCATTAGGAGTGGTAGGTTTGCCTTATTGTGTTAAAATTATTTTGTTTGGACGTGAAAAATTTCCCAAGAAAGCTGCATTGTTGTGTGCATTCTTGAGTCTCTTGCCCACCATATTTGACTTCTCTGGTTTTTATGCAGAAACTGGCTTGCAAGACAGCGTCAAACTGAGCAAATTAACTATTAGTGAGCAAATTAACTCTTTTGAAATTCAGAGCAAAAAAAATGCTGCAGAAGAAGAAATAAAAATTAAAGATCAAGAGAGAAACAAAATTGCAGAAATAGAAGAACACCATTCTCAGAAAAAAACCCAATTGAACATAGAAATTAATGATGCCAATCAAAAAGTTATTGATGAAAAAACAGGGGTAAAAGCAGATTATTCAACAGGAAAAGTAGGAGAGGGCCCCAGAACCAAAGAATTACAAGCAGAAGTGAGAAAATTGCAGAGTCAAGCAGAAATTGAAAACAAAGCTGCTGCAGAGAAAATATCAAGAGAAACACTGCTTGTACAAAATCAAACCAAAGATGCTATTAATCAACTGAAACAAGCCAATGTTTTGTTAGAAGAAAAATTAATAAAAATAAAGAAACAAGTAAATGCTGCTAGTACCTTCAAGGAATTAGAAGATGCTGTTGTAGATGTGAATGCAGCTCTATCTACCATAGCTTCCAAATTGAATGTACAATACAATGCAGTTCAAATAGTTGGTTCTGATAACATAATAAAACTATCATTTTCAGCTCTGTTAAATTGGGAGATAACTGCATGGGTATGTTTGTTATTGGCAGTTCTCATGGAAATTGGTGATATTGTAATTGTGTATGTGATTAGATATGAAAAAGAGCTAAAAACAAGTGTGCAGCTGTCAAAATCTGCAGATGATGATAAAAAATTTATTTACAAAAAAACTTATTCTGGGTATTGATAATAAATAATATTATATGGCAGGAAATGCTCGCTTTCATAACAAACTACACAGAAGAGGTCACCATACCAATGCTTCAGCAGGCTATCCAGATTCTGCATCTGATCCCATAGCTTCAGCAAGTGAACCATTTTTGGGTGATTTTCACCTGGCTGGCAGTCTTTCTGCTTCTAACAATTTGTTTGTAGGAGGCAATGCTTTGATTGCTGGCAGCTTGACAGCTTTGGGTGATTTCTCTTACATTGATACCATTGTTTCAGTCACCAGTGCATTGAGTGTGGTTAACACTGGAACAGGCCCTGCACTCACAGTCAAACAAACAGGAGCACAGCCTGTGGCAGTATTTTATGATGACAATGATGTGTCACTCAAAATAAAAAACAACCTTCAAGTTGAGTTTTTTGACAATACAGCTACTAATTTTAATACAGTAGCGCAAGGGTTCAATACTTCTGCAACAGGTGTAGGTTCTCATTCAGAGGGAGTGTTCACATTGGCATCTGGCACAGGATCTCATGCACAAGGTTATAATTCTGTTGCATCTGGAAATTATGCTTATGCACAAGGCATTGATTCCAATGCTACAGCATTCAATAGTACAGCCATTGGCAAGCAAGCCAATGCAGTGCATCCGGGGTCTACAGTCATATCTGCCAATACAAATGCATTGAACAGTTCTTCTTTTGCTAATAACTCCATAAATGCATTTGCTTCTGGTGGCATTTATCTGTTCAATAATACTACCATAGGCAATCCATTCAGCGCCACTGCCTTTTCTGTAAATTCTGCAGGTGATGTGTACATTGGTGGCAATTTAACATTGGCCAGCGGTTTGAGCACCACCAGCTTGAGTGCCACTGATTTGTATTTGCTAACCACCAGGTTTGCAAGTGATGCATTGCAAAACGTTTTCATTGGTACTGCTGCAGGCAATGGTAATGCAAGTCAAACTGGCAATTTTGCAGTTGGATTGAGTGCGGGCAATGGGCTTAGTTCTGGTGGTTTTAACAATTTCTTGGGTGAAAATGCTGGCCGGGCAAATAATGTTGGTTCTTTTAATAACTTTTTGGGGTGCAATGCTGGTTTTTCCAATTACAGTGGCAGTGGCAATAACTTCTTGGGGCCTGCAGCAGGTGCATCTAACACCACAGGCAATTACAACAATTTCTTGGGAATAGCAGCAGGTGCATTTAACACCACAGGCAGTAACAACAATTTCTTTGGATTCCATGCTGGCTTTTACAACACCACAGGCAACTTTAATAGTTTCTTGGGAAGTCGTGCTGGCTACTGCAACACCACAGGCAGTTACAATAATTTCTTGGGCAGATATGCTGGCTACTGCAACACCACAGGCAGTTACAATAATTTCTTGGGCAGATATGCTGGCTTTTCCAACACCACAGGCGGTAGCAACAATTTCTTTGGAGGTAATGCTGGCCGTAGCAACACCACAGGCAGTCACAACAATTTCATAGGACAAAGTGCTGGTAAATATAATACCACAGGCCGTTACAACAATTTCTTGGGATACCGTGCTGGCTACTGCAACTCCACAGGCAATAGCAACAATTTCTTGGGATACCGTGCTGGCTATTGCAACTGCACAGGCAATGACAACAATTTCTTGGGATTAAATGCAGGGAGCACCAACACTATAGGGTCTAATAATGTTATCATTGGCAATGGTGCTAACGTTAGTACTGGCAGTCTGTCAGGGGTCATAGTTCTTGGTACAAGAGCCATAGCCACCCAAACCAATCAAATAGTATTATCTTCTGCAGATATATCTATAAGAACATTAAAAGGTACTAACCCAGGTCCTAACGTATTCATTGGTGATAGTACCACAGGTAACAATAATGCTACGGGCAGTCATAATTTTGTATTTGGATTGAGTGCTGGTAATGCATTAACCTCAGGCAGTGGCAACAATTTCTTGGGAAGAATTGCTGGCTATAGCAACACCATAGGTAACTCGAACAATTTCTTGGGATTCGTTGCTGGCCGTAACAACACCACAGGCAGCCACAACAATTTCTTTGGAAACAATGCTGGCTTTGGCAATACCACAGGCAACCACAACAATTTCTTGGGAAGATTTGCTGGTTATTGCAACTGCACAGGCAACCACAACAATTTCTTTGGATATGATGCTGGCTACTGCAACTGCACAGGCAGTTACAACAATTTCTTAGGCAGATATGCTGGCCGTTCCAACACCACAGGCCGTTACAACAATTTCTTGGGAAGAAATGCTGGATGTAGCAATACCACAGGCAGAAATAACAATTTCTTTGGTGATGGTGCTGGCTATAATAACTGCACTGGTAGCAGCAACAATTTCTTAGGATACCGTGCAGGGTTTTGTAACACAAGTGGTAACAACAATATCTTTGTTGGATACCGTGCTGGCCGTAACAACTGCACAGGCGGTGCCAATATCTTCATGGGAAGATATGCTGGCTTTTGTAACACCACAGGCAATAACAACAATTTCTTTGGATATGCGGCTGGCCGTAACAACTGCACAGGCGGTAACAACAATTTCTTGGGACCAAGTGCTGGCTTTAGCAACACCACAGGTGCTTACAACAATTTCTTTGGATACAGAGCTGGTCGTAACAGCTGCACAGGCAATGACAACAATTTTCTAGGAAGACGTGCTGGCTACAATAACAATGCAGGCAGTTGCAACAATTTCATGGGAAGAAGTGCTGGCTTTTGTAACACCACAGGCAATAACAACAATTTCTTTGGATATGCAGCTGGCCGTTGCAACACCACAGGCAATGATAACAATTTCTTGGGTCGAGTAGCTGGTCTCTGCAATACTTCAGGCAATGGTAACAATTTCTTGGGATTGAGCGCAGGGTGCACCAACACCATAGGGTCTAATAATGTTATCATTGGCAATCAAGCCAATGTGTCTACTGGCAGTTTGTCTGGTGTCATTGCCATGGGTGCATTTGCTACTGCAACTGCCAGCAATCAATGGGCCATGGGCAGCACCACATGGCCATTGAGCACCACAGCTACAGCAGGTGCAGCAGCTGGCTGGCTAGTAATCAATTTGAATGGCACTTTGCGAAAAATACAATTCAACAGCGTTTAAGCCAAAAATAATTTTTCAAAATTACTAATAATTTCCTTGGCATCAAACAAATCCACCATGCGGTAGCCAGCAGGGCACTGATGCCCATGAGTATTAAGAGGGTAAGGGTCCAGATAACTTTCCAGATTATCAGCAGCAGGCACATTGGCAACCATGTTGGTGTGCATATCGTAACCAAAAACTGTGGGGTTGTTGCCGATCCAAAAAACCAAGCTCGATTTACCAAAAGCAGCCATGGCATGCTGCACCACTGAATCAATGCCAATAGCACCCTTGCATTGAGCTAAAATTAAGAATATTTCTCTCAAAGACAAATCCACTTGCAATGCACCTTGCAAAGCTACTTGGTGAGAATTCTTGATTTGCACAAAAGTGAAACGATCTGCATATTGATTGATCAAAGCTTGTGCATAGAAAGGAGGCAAATCTCTGAACCAATTAAAATTAATTTGGTTCTGTTTGTTGCCCATGCCTCCATTGATCTGCAGTGCAATAATGGGTTTGTCTGTGTTGATTTGATTCAATAAGACATTGCTGTTTTGTCTTTCAATGTTATTAAAAAATAATTCAGGTGCATTTCTATCCAATTCCAACCCTAAGCTTTGACACCATGCTTGTGCTAAGCTGCATTTTCTAGTAATAACATCATTGCTGTTGTATGGTTCATGCTTAAACACCAGAGTATCTTTGTTTTGAATGTAATCTTCGTAAAAATAAGGACACACACCAGTCTTATATACACGATGCACATGAGGATTGTGCAAAAACACCTCAGGATATGGTGCTACAACCACCAGCTTTCTGTCTGGATGTGTTTTTTTGATGTTCCTGACCACATTGGTGGCCACAATATTTTTTCCAGCGCCGCCTTCTACGTGCAGGATACTATACATGCAGTGTTATACTCAGGCTTTGGGCTTGAACTGAGCTTGTTTTTCAGCGCGCTTAGCTTCATCTTCTGGCACAGGCAGAGTAGCAATCTTAGCTTCTGCATCTGCAACAGCTTTGTTAAGAGCTTGTGTCTGTTCAGTTGTTAGCACCTGAGTGTATTCCTCTTTTTTCAAGCAATGCTTGATGTAGTCAACATTGGCCTTGAGTGCGCCTCTTTGACCATCACCTTTGTTTTCATTGCCCAATACTTGGTTGATAGTGTAAACACTGTCAAATAGTACATCTACTTTAGTTCTTTCGCTCATATAGTTATTTATGTTTTATTTTAAAAATTAAAGTGAAAATTTTTAAAATTTTCATGCAAATGACCCAATATTTCTTTGCTATCATCTTTGACCGGCTTGATTTCAGGCCGAATAGTATGCAAATCTGTGAATCCATGCTCTGCATCATTCTCTTTGGTGTATTGAGCAATGTTATTGAAGTCATGGTCATAATAGTCTCTGTCCAGAAACTTGTACACAGATTGCATGACTCTCTTGGGTGTGGATGTGAGTTCTTCAAAATCTACAAAATGAAACTTGTCTCGGTGGCCCCTCATGCATGCATCTCTGATGGTATTGAATGTGCCTCCCACCAGTCCATCTTGATTGGTCCACATGGTAATTCTGCCTTCCAGGGTAGCCATCATGGGACCAATTTCCATGGGACTATTAACAAGCTTTATTTCTTTGCGGTACAATTTTTCCAAAGATGATAGAATGCATGTGATTCTTCTGGTGGTGGTTAAAATTTTAATGGGACGATCCAAAGCATTTTCCACCAGTTCAATCATAGATGACCATCCTCTGCTCTTGTTGAACACCACAGGGCGTTCTGTGTCAGAGTGATAGCTTTGAAAAAGATCTTTGATGATTTGCAATTGTTTTTCTGGTGTTTCAGAAGCTTTGATTACTGGGTTTTGTTTCCAGAATTGATGAATGCCTCTGATCATTTCACTCAGACCACTGGTGGGTGTCACATGGAAATCTGGATTTTGAGCCAGAATGTTGCAAAGCAAAGTGCTGCCTGAGCGAGGCATGCCATTAATAAAAAATACTTCTTTCACATTATTATTATAATGCATTGCAAGCATTTATCAACACATATATTTTCATGTGGACCAGGTGGGATTTGAACCCACGTCTTGAACAATTTCATTCATTGACTCTACAAGCTTATCTTGGTTAAAATTCAAAATGCATGCAACCAAGCTAAACGCATTTCATATGATAGTTTTATACGCTTGGCAGATAACCATCACAACACACCAAGTCAGAGATTTGTAACACGCCTTGTTTTACCAATCTCAATCTACAACAAGACGATCGAGTTAAACTAACTCGAGTTCAGCTTCTGAGTCTACAAAGCCATGCTGAGCAAGAATTGCATCAGCCTGTTCCAGACTCATGGCCATGTCGAAGGTATCTTCGGCATTTAATTTTGTTTGCTATTTTATACTGGCATGCCCCAGTGCTTGCGTCCATGAATTCCACAGTTCAATCGATTCCATGTACTGGCCCATCATGTCAAAGAACAACACAATTATATTTATAAACATGGCAAAAATCAAGCCATAAATGCATCAAGACAGTCTGGGTTGCATGCCAGCAGAAGCAGCAGGCAAAGCAGCGGTACCAGGCATGTTGGAAGAATCAGTGTGAGTATTGTTGGCTTGAGGCAATGTATTTTTCTTTTTTTTCTTTATTTTTTTGTAGTAATCTTTGAAAGTCACACCATTACTTATGCAAAAATGTCTTTGCCTTCTGTGACCAATTGACGCAATTGAGCCAATGCTTTGCCAGTTTTATATTCAAAGTGGGGGTAATCTTTGAAGGACTTCCAACTGCCTCCCCACTCTATGCCATATTTCTCAGCAATGGTAGCAGCTTTGCGATGAAACATTTCTGCTTCTGAAGGGTTGTTACCGTCCAAATATTTACCGTCTTTAAAAACACCCATGTCTACAGCAATGCCAAAATTATGATTGCTGTACCCGGGTTTAGCATTAGTAACTATTTTACCTGGAGCAGTTCTACCTTGTGCATAAATTTTGGCTTGTTCTTCCCAAGTTCTATTACCAGAAATGGCTTTGTATTCATAGCCATGAGCCTTGGCTATAATTTGGCATTCTGCTATCCAATCACGAAATATAGACTGCACTCTTGCATGCAAAGTTGCTACATTCTTAGCACTTCTTTCATCTAAAACTGATAAATCCACAGCGATGTTACTAGGTGGAGGGGTAACCGGTTTTTTCTCCACAGGTGCAGGTGTAGAAGCAGGAACCGGTTTTGGTGTTGACCTTCTTAAATTATTGTCTCTGGATGACCATCCCATATGCTATTATTTAAATGATTGTTCTGTAAAGTCTTTAGTGTTTGCATCTTCTGCTGACTGCATGGTAGGCACATCAGCATATTTAGTTTTGTGTTCTTTTGACTCTTGCACAGGAGAACAAGAAACCATCATCATTGCTATTAAAATTAAAAAATATCTCATTTAATTAATTCTTTGGCTTTGTCCCACAATGAATCAGGCTCTACACCATCTTTTCTCCATGAATTTAAAATGCCATAATAAACAAAATGCTGAGAGTCAATTTTAGCAAGTACATTTTTATTCTTATCCACATAATCAGAGATGCCTGCATTTTCATTTAATTCTACACCTTTGTTCACCTTGAATCTGATTTTATAATCTTTGATAAGATTGTTATATCTCTGCACTCCAAAGGAAGTTAAAATGCCACTGCCATCTTCAGTGAATCCAATGATACCAGAGTTATAATTATCATAATTCGCTGGTGTAGTAGAATCAAAAGAAGCAGTATTATCTTTAACTTTGTCTGGTGTCACAGTAGCGCACCCAGCTAGAAGCAAACTACTCAGAAAGAAGACGACGAATGGTTTCAATGTCTTTCTCCTTGATGGCTTTTTCCAATTGATTCTGATGATCAGCTTCTTTCTGTTTGACTTGCCTGTCTTTCATCTCTTTGGTATTCTTGGCACCAAACACATTGTTTATGGCTTGAAATATCCCAGAAATGGCGCCTATGATTGCTTCAGCTATGCCAGGCATTACTGTACGTACTCGTCTGTGGCAGTCTTGCAACCCTTGGCAATAGCATTAAGAACATCTACTCCAAGCTTGGCATCACCACCTAGTTTAGCAAATTGTGCAGCATATATGTCCTTGACTACTGTGATGTACTTGGCCCAGTGAGTCTTCTCAACTGGCAGGTAGTCAGTAAGAGCTTTCTGCAATTGATCAGGAGTGGGGGTAGCACCACGGGTAAGCCCTTCAACTACTGTTGCCACATGATTGATCATGTTGGCCTTCTCAACACGATCATCAGGAGAAACTGCTTGTTCAAGTACCACTGTGCAAGCCAATGTCACAGCAGGAGCAATGTAAGGCAATGCACTCTCTACTGCTTGCTTAGGGGTGGTACCACCCACATCAGAACCACCACTGCCACCATCATTAGTAGCACATCCAACAAGTAAAAATGGAATGAGAACAAAAGGTAAGAAGTTTTTCATATATAATTAATTAGTCTTTTCGTTTATGAGTTCTACTTTCTTTTCTTTCTTTTCCTTTTGAACTCGGCTCAAAGATTGGTCAATAAAAGCCCTGACTGCAATGAGACCTTGCAGAATAAAATTGCCAATTATAACTGCTAAAGCAATGTCAGAAATATCAGCAAAAGATTTATATTGTTGCAAATCCACCATGAGTGCAGGAATAGCAGCAATTAGAAAATATAAACCAGCTCTGACCCATGCACAATCTCTCATAAAATTATTTATTCTGTCAGACATATAAACATTTATATATAAATATGCAAAATCAATGGCGTGCCTGGTGGGCTCCTCCCCCACGACCTATGCCTTAGAAGGGCATTGCTCTAAAATTACTGAGCTACAGGCACATTTAAATTTTAATTGTAAATTCAAAATTATCAAGCACCTAACAGGGGTTAAAAATAACTTTTCTATTTCTAGACATTGTAAAAAAAATTATAAACAAAAAGTTGATACAATATTAATTATTTGTTCACCTGTGAATGAATCCATTCATAGGTTTTTTGCAATCCATATTCTACTGGCAAATGAGGAGCCCAGCCAAGCTTTTCTTTAATGAGTTTATTATCTGAATTGCGGCCCCTGACACCCAGTGGTCCTGGTATATGCTTCTTGGTCAATGATTTACCTGCAATTTTACTCACTTTATCAACCAATTCATTGATAGTGATCATTTCTTCTGAGCCAATATTTACTGGACCCAAGAAACTTGAATTCACGAGCCTTTCCACTGCTTCTAAACATTCTTCTATGTAGAGAAAACTGCGAGTTTGGTTGCCATCACCCCAAATCTCTATTTCACCATGATTTGCAGCTTGTGCTACTTTTCTGCATATAGCAGCAGGTGCTTTCTCTTTGCCATTGTTCCATGAACCCAGAGGTCCAAATATGTTGTGAAAACGTGCAATGCGCACATCCAACCCATAATTGCGGTGAAAAGCCAAATACAAGCGTTCACTGAACAGTTTCTCCCAGCCATATTCACTGTCAGGGTTGGCAGGGTAAGCAGAATGCTCCGCACAATTAGGGTTGTTAGGATCCATTTGATTGTGTTCAGGATACATGCAAGCAGAAGAAGAATAGAACACTTTCTTGGCCTTGAATTTCACTGCATGTTCACACACATGCAAATTGATGAGCGCTGAATTGTGCATCACATCAGCATCATGTTCACCGGAGAAAATATAACCAGCACCACCCATGTCAGCTGCCAATTGATACACTTCATCAAACACAACATTTCTAGGTAGAAAATCAAATGATTCTGCTACTAGTGCAGCATTTCTCAAATCAAAAGTAAGAAATTCATGTGCATCTGTAGCATCATACTCTGGGGTTTTAATGTCTACCCCTCTGACCCAACATCCTTGGTTCACAAGTTTCGTAACTAAATGACTGCCAATAAAACCGCCTGCACCCAATACCAAACAATGTTTCACTGTATTATTGTATAAGCTATTCATCACAATTCAACTCTGCCTTGCTTGGACTTGAACCAAGAAAAACAGATCCAGAGTCTGTTGTGTTACCATTACACCACAAGGCAAAAAAAATAATGGGCCGGGGACAGGATTTGAACCTGCGTAGCTTGCGCGCCTGATTACAAATCAGGTCCATTTGACCGCTCTGGCACCCCGGCATAAACGCTCCTAGGGTTGGACTTGAACCAACAGTGTATTTCTACGCCGGATTAACAGTCCGGTGCGTCTACCATTCCGCCACCTAGGAATTAAAAAAATGGGCAGGGAAGGACTCGAACCTTCGTACTCAATTAAGAGAGGTGATCTACAGTCACCGGCAATTGCCGCTATGCGACCTGCCCAACATGCTGGTGAACGATCTGGCGCACTTCTCTCTTCGGTTGCTCTAAAGAGCAAGGAAAGTGCTAAAACGCCCACCCAGCAAATCTGTAAAAGAACTCATTACCCCTACCCGGTTCTGACCCGAGGCTAGATCCTTGAAAGGGATCAGTGCTACCATTACACCATAGGGGCATAGTCACATTATAGCAGTTATTTAATATTATCCAGATTATAACCTTCCAAGGCACTTCTTTTTTTACATTCTTCTAAACCACCTGATCTACCCTCCAAGTGTTTATAATCTTCATTCAATTGCTTTCTTAAAAGTATTAATTCTTCTCCTGTGATACCTGCAGGTAGCTGCAACTCACCGCCATGAAAAACCCCGCCTACATGCTCCAAACCATCACCTGCATTGCTAGGAAAATATACAGAACGGTAGTTGTTGCAATAACCTGTTGATTCCAAATATGTTACTGTGGGGCTTTTAAATTTTACAGGCCATGGTGTATTGCACACAGAGCATTTTCCTGTGTTACAATAACTCCAATAACCGTGTTGCATTACTTCAATGTTAACAGGTACTTCAATCTATTCAACACTGCTTTCATTTCATCACGAATGTTAAGCAAATCACTGTCCTTGGCCAGATCCAGGTCCTCCTCTAAAGAATCCAGGAAGCTTAAACCGCTGTCAATAAATTCCACATACCCTTCTTCAAAATTACTCAGTGAAAAATTATATTTTAATTTGGCTTTGGGTTTGCCATATTTACCAGAATATACTTCTACAAAAGAATCAATGAGATCGCCCAAGTGTTCATATGCTTTGCCAAAAGCTTTGTGTTGGCCATATGTGTTGCTTTGCCAGTGAAATACTCTGAGTTGTTCTTGCAAAGTAATAAAAGGTACTATGAGTTTCATTAAAATTATTTATTCTTACGCCTAAATAATTACATGAGATTAAACCTCGGCATCAAAGATAAGCATATAAATGAAGGAGAAAGAACCAATCCTCAGAATTGTGCCATTGCCAGAGCTCTGAGAGACAGAGTTCGCAATTTGGACAAAGTTGGTGTTTTTCCTGATTATGCCTATCTATTGGTCAAAAACAGAAGCAAAACCCAGGCATTCAAAGCCAAGTTGAATAAAACTGCATCTGAGTTCATCAAACATTTTGATGATGGGAGAGCAGTAAATGCATTCAAATTGGATTTGAATTTCAAGCCCATAAAAGTTGCTAAAGAACTAGTTTAAGTTACTTTAGCACAGGGACATTAAACGCTCTGCAAAGCAGCGACACTACATCTCTTTCATTTGCCCCTTCATAGCTTTCATAATCACCATAGGGATCATTAACATTCTTGGCAGGCACATAAGGCAGTTTTTTAACTTTATCCAGAATTAAGACCAGCAATTGATTCATGGTCACATCTGAAAAAGCTGCATCTACAAATTCTTTGATGTCTTGAAAGTTAAATTTACCTTTGAGTTCTTCAAAAGGATGGGCATACAAACCAAATATATACACAGGCAGATACTTTTTAGTAATATTGGCACAATCTTGAATCACATGGTAAGCAGCAGGGTTTTGAATGGTAACACCTGAGTCAGGCCTCTCAGCTGCTTTCTGTGCAGGCCCATATAGTTTGGCTTCTTTTACAGGAGAATTGTCAATAATAATGTCAAGAAATCTCATTGAGTTTACTTATGATATAATCTTTAGGAATGCAAATGAGGTCCACACCATAAAACTTTAATATGTCTAACCCTCCTTTGTCAAAATCATACTTCTCTGTATATACCACTTTTTTAATACCATGGGCCACAATGCTTTGAGCGCAACAACTGCAAGGTTGCAATGTGACACCCATGGTCTTGGCATCATTGCGTTTAATTCTGGCCAAGAGATTGGCCTCAGCATGAATCATGAATGGTCTGCGTTTGTTGCGGTCAACCCAAAACTCTTCCGTTACAATTTTTCCTGGAGCCAATCCATTGTACGATACACCAAGTACTTCATTGCTATGGCCCAGGGCGCAGGCACCCACCTTCATGTAAGGGTCTTCACTTCTCAACGTGGCAGCCCATGCTAGTAGCAAGGCATGCACATCCCAATTGATTCTAGACATGGACTAACAAATTCTTAATGTCAGTGTACAAATAAGGAGCTTGATATATTTCAGTTTTGCTCTCAGGGGTCAGGTAAATGATGGCTAATTTGCCCACTCTTTTGCCTGTCATGCTCTTGTACATGAATGCATACAAAGACAATTGCAATGCATATATGTTGTATTCACAGTCACTCAAATGAGAAACAGGATCCAAGAGATTTGCACCATAAGGAGAGAACAGATTAAACTTCTTGTTGGTCTTAAAGTCATAAACATTGAAGCTGGAACCTAAATCTTCAATAATATCAGCAGTGCCAGCAAGTTTAAAAACATGATTGTATACTAACTCTTCACATTTGATCTTGCTAACATCATATAACCCTAATGCTGCAACTGAGGCCAGCAGATCTTTGTACTGGTCATTGATTTCACCAGTTTTGTTAAATGCATCAATGGCCTCATGAATGGCACTGCCTTTGACTTTGCTTTCTTCATTCATTTTCTTCCAACGAGCTTTTATTTCTTCTGGAGTAACACCTTCTTTGGCAGCAGTTCTTTTGGCATGAAAATCGGCATCAAACTTCTTTTTAAATTTATTCAGAAGAGTGGTTGCCGATATATACTGCTCATCTGTATAGATGTTGCGGTAGCTATGAGAAGCTTTATCAAATGCTAACATAACATTAGTATAAAGGAAACTAAGAGATTAATCTACTTGTTTTTTATGAGTGTATAAGACACAGTAATGTGGCTAGGGCTAACAGCTTTTTTAAAAGTAAGCTCAAACCCCTTGTCAGTCAAACGGTTATTGAGTTCTTTAAAATATTTTTTAGGCAAATGCAATATTACAGAGTTCTTCTTCTTGTCAGTTATGACAACATCTGTAAACTCTTCACATATAGACTCTACAAGGTCTATCTTCTTCATTAATATATTTAATCAAAAAAAAGACAGTTTGATTAACTGTCATCATCTTCATCATAAAGACTGTCTAAAAACAAAGAGTCTTTAAATTCTGTGGAGCTGTTGACTGCTCCATGGCGTATCAGATCTAACAATGCATCAACTTCATCATGGCTCAAATATAAAATGCCCACTTCTTTGTTGTTGGCAAGCACTTTAACATGCACACCATGATCAGTATTCTCAACAGTTACCAATTCAAACTTCATGTTTTAGCATCTTCAATACAGCAGCAATCTTATCAAACACCTTGCCCACCACAGTCAAATCACTGGCCTTTAGAAGGCCTTTGCCAGATGCCAATTCAATTAAATTGGCAACAATTCTCAAATCTTGCACAGTTAGTTCAGTTTGTAGCTCTTGGTTTTCTGTCATAAAAATATGATATTATAAAAAATTATTTAATCAACCTTTCTTTAAGAAATTTAAAATTTGCTCATAAAGATATACCATCACAATGGTAAATGACAGATTAAAAATAAAAGATTTTGCATCATGTGATATCACACATGCAACAGCAATGCTGGTCCAGAAACTGAAACAAAAAGTGCAAGTCAAGACTTTGAATAATGAGCTTTTGGACAATAAAAGTAAATCAAAATTGTCACTATTAAAAGTGTGTTCTTTAGTAAACATATAAAACAATGAAGTTTTAATGGGTGAATAAAACCAAAACACAGTTGCAGCTTGGGCTACAAAATAAACTGTTAGTGCTTCAATCATTTATCTTTGTGTTGTATAATGTTGAGATATTTGTTTTTTAGGCTGGTTAGCTGGCAAGGTTTGCATGTTCTGGGGTTTAAAGAATTTAAATCCTGCTTGTATTGCTTTCTGAGTTCTTCACAATTTTTAATTTCAGGAGGGCAAGGTTTGGCTTCATCAAAAAAATCTATGATCATTTAACTATTTATGAAGCCTGTGTTTGAGTCATATATGGTAGCATTACTGGCATCAGTAATTTTAACAATTTCTTGATAGTTGTTAATTCTATTGTAGAAACTCTTGTGTGCTTCCATGGGGCAGTCTCCATCCATGGAAAGTTTAAAACTTTTTTTGGTTAGGGTATCTTTAACATAAGCTGTATACTTCTCAATGTGCATATATCTATATTAATCTTTAAATTTTAAAATTCAACATTTCTTTTTCTTGATTGCAAGTAGAAAAGTATTAATATAATTTATGCAAGCTATAGTAGTTACTGTTTCTAACAACTACATTCCTGCACTTAAAGTTTTACAAAATACCATCATACGCAACACATCAAAAAAGTTTGACTTTTTAGCTATAGAAGAAGAAAAAATAACAGTTAAAAATAAGCAATTATGTAATAATGTGCTTTTTATTGATGAGCCTGCAATGCCAAAGTTTTGTGGCCGGGCTGTTAGAAAATGGAACATTAATCCTTTGGTTAGATACAATATTTTTAGACTTAAAAATTATGAAAAAATTATTTTTTTAGATTTGGATATGATATGTTTGTCAAACATAAATGAACTTTTTGATTTACAATGTGATTTTGGTGCAGTATATCACCCACATCCTGACGGTGTTAATAGTAAAAATTTTAATTACTCTGGGTTTTGTCCGGACAAATCATTTAATGCTGGATTAATGGTAATAGGTAAAAAATACTTGAATGATAGTGTCGTAGAGGAATTATTAAAAATAAGTAGTGTTAACAGCTGGCTAGGTAATCAAGGCCCTCTTAATGCTTTTTTTAATGATAAAGTTACTATGTTACCAGAAAATTATTTTTTATCTACGCCTTTTATTAATAAAAAAAATATTCATACAGATATAAAATTTTTACATTTTGGTGGTGATAAAAAACCTTTCTTAGTTAATTCCGACAAAATAAAAGATAATTTTAGCAGTTTTGTTTTAAGTAGTGTTTTAAAAAATAATGGCCCTTCAGGCTATAATATTTTATTAAAATTTTTAAAACAGTATAAAGATGAACTTTCTAAATTATAGTTCTTAGCATCATAAAAGCTTCAGCATACATGCTGTTGCTTTCTGATCCCCTTACTATACTCTTGGCAACTATTGATTCTTTTGACCTTGGGTGAGGAGAGGCTTGTATCTCATATTCATATGCTTCCAATGCCATGATTTTTTTGTTTATATGGCTTAATTCAAGTGTTTCATAGTAATTAGGTGTAAAAATTATTCTTTCTACTCCTAATGATTGATCATAAGAAGAAATTATTTCTCCGGCAAAAATAGTTCTTACTGATTTGCATGGTCCAGAAGGTCTGCATGCAATTGATACAGCTCTGTAAAGATTTTTATGGTCTTGGTGATTATCTGCAACAAAAGAAGTGTAAATCACTGTAGGTGTTTTAGATAAAATATAATCTTCAATTTTGTTCTTTAAGAAAAATAAATCATTACAAAATACATCATTGGGTATAGAAATAAAATCTAAATCTTTATAGCCTAAAATTTCTTTAGCTTTAAAAGCATTTTCAAGTTGTTTAGCAGCACGACTGTTGTTTGGTGCTTGCACAATAGCAACAGTTACTTCATTGCCTTTTTCACATAATTTTGCAATAGTTCCACCAAACCCTAGTGCTTCATCATCTGCATGAGGTACTAAAAATAGATATTTACTATGCACAAGATAATTATTATATATATTTAAACAATATCAACTATGTCTGCAATAGTAATAACAAGCTGCAATAAAAAATATTTTAATTTTTTAGAAAGACTGTATTTAAGTTTGCGTATTAGTAATCCAAATACATCTATGCATTGTAGATTTGTTGTAAATAATGAAGAAGAAAAAAAATATTTGTCTTTAAAGTGTAAAGACTTTAAAGTATTTACATATGATTTTTTTGAGTTTTATAAGGCTGACACTCTTGTACCTAAACATCCAAATAGTAAAAAAATAAATGAAATGTTTTTCAGAAAAACAGGTTCAATTGCTAACTGCTTAAAACATCTCATGGTGTTAGAATTTTTAGACAGCTATGAACATGTGTTACAGGTAGATACAGACAATATAATAATTAAAGATATAGACTCTTTTTTGATAAATAAAGTTTTTGATATTTTATGTGTTTATCAAAGCATAGATAAAAATACTTTAAAAAATTTTGTTAAGGTTAAAAATAATATCTATACTGAAACTATTTTTAAAGAATTTTTTACTAATAATATTGATTCTACATTTAATTTAATAAAAGAAGGATGTTATTTTGTAAGAAGTAGCTTTACCTTAAAAAATGAGCTTAAAAAAATGAAAACTGCTTTTATGCCTTATGTAATTGAGGGGTCTGTTGGTGGTGGCACACCTGCATTAATGTTAATTGAAGGTTATAAGAATACAAATGTTGTTAATGATAATAAATTGGTCTCTTACAAATTAGAGTATGATTGTTTAAGTGTTAGTGGTTTCTTAGATAATAAATATAAAATTAAAATTTAACAACCACTTTATCGTTAGCTGAAGGTGTTTTAACACAAATAATTTCTGTATCTTGTAAAAATTCAGGGTCCGCAATTTCATAAGGCTCTAAAATAAAAATATCATGACTAAAGAGCAATTTGCCTTGTATTTTCATTTTTCCTCTTATGATTAAGTTTATTTCAGTTACTGTGGTATGAAAATGTTTATCCCATTTTTCATTTTTTCTGTGTAGTTTATAGGAAACTTCAAAATTACTTGTTTTAAATGCTGTTGGTTCAAAATTACCTACAAACCAGCCTAATTTCATATTATTTAAATTAAACAATTTCATTTATATTATTTAAATCCTCAGGAACACCTAGGGGATAGTACCCATTTTCTAAATTAAAATAAATTACTTTTAATTTTTTTTCAATTAATAAATTATATGTTTCAGAAACATAGCATTCTCTGTTTTTAACTATCTTTTTTAATTTTTTTCCAGAATATAAAAAATACTTACTCTTTTTAAAATAATGTACACCTACAAGTGAACAATTACTAATAGCTTTTTTTTCTACAATTTGTATAACTCTATTTTGATTTATTTTTGCGAAAGAATGTCTAGGATCAGTAGAAGTAAAAGTAAGAATACCACCTGCTGCTTGGTTGCTATTCATATAGTGCAGAAACTCATTTGAGTTCCATTTTAAATATTGATCACAGTTAGTAGTTATTAATTCATCATTTTTTTTTAAAAAAGGTTCAGATAAAAGACATGAATCAACACTTCCATTTGTATTGTAGTCAATTTTAATTTCAATAGAATCGGGACTTAATTTTTTTAATATTTCAGACAATATAGAATCATACTCATTCCAGTATTTTCTTGTTATAAAAATGTATTGGCCGCTAATATTGAGTGTCTCTACAGAATGTTCAATGAGGGTTTTATTTTTAACTTTAATGAGCGGTTTAGGTACTTCAAAACCAGCATTTTTAAATCTTAACCCCATTCCTGCCATGGGTATTAATATTTGCATAAAATTATTTAAAAACTTTTTAACAAATGCAATTATTTCTAAAAAAATTATGTTTTTGTAGGAATGAATGATTATTATTGTTAAATTCTATGTTTAGCTCTTTAAAATTTAAATTAGCTTTAAACATGGGATGATCAATACAGTGTTTTAATTGATCGTAATCTCTACTATCTTTTAGGCCCTCATAAGAAATAAGATTGTGACTAGCAACAGCTATACTTTTATTCTGTGAAGAAAAATAATTAAGGACATTTAAATCCAAATAAAAAGTACCATCTGCATTAAATTTTTTTTCTTTAAAAAACTGCTCTATAAAAGGCGCAATATAACCACATCCCCACAGATTTCCTTTTATAAGACTGCAATCAATGTTAGATAAACTAAAATTATTGTCAGTAGCATAGTTAAAACCAAACGGTGAAACCAAGGCTATATTATTTTTAATAAAATAGCTTAAGTTGTTTGATACCATATTATGAAATTCAAAGAACTCATTTGTAAGCAAACAGTCATCCTCTATAAAAATAGAATAGTCAGGAAATTTTTTTAAATTATAAAAAAAATCTATAAAAGTACAGAAAGAGCCTTTGTGTGAAGTATTAACTTTGTAAATTAAATTTGAATTTTTAACTAAATTAATTGCTTTTAAGTTATTTAAGTTATAGCTTTTAGTCTTATCAATTAAAAATACTATGTTGGAAATATTGTTATTTTTTAAAAGAGTTAAGTTTTGTTTTAGTATATTATATCTATTATAAACTGAATAAAAAAAACAAACATTCATATATTTTTTATTTCCTGTGAGCTTAGTTGCCTCCATGGATGAAACTCTGCATCAACACTACAAAATTTACAAGTTGGAACAGGTGCAGTCAAATATTTGTAAATTTGTTCATCTGTGCTGCTTATATCTATACCTTTATCTAAAGCAAAATTTGAAAGTCTGCTTGTTTTAGTTAAAAATTCGCTGCTTTTTGAATATCCGCATTGAAAGAGTTTACCATTAAAAAAACTTGGGCAATAAACCAATTCTCTACATCTTTTAAAACTTTTGTCTGGATCGCATGAACCGCTTTTATCAACAAAATCTTTAAAATATTGCTTTTCAGTTAAAATAAAATTAATATTAAATTTTTTGCAAATATTTTTTATTTTTTCATAATCAATATTAAGTTCATATTTGGAAATTTCTAAAGTTATGTTTTTTGCTGATAAGAGATTTAAAAAAATAAAATCTTTTTTAAAAAATAAAGCACCGTTTGTAATTATTTTTATAGCACTATTATTAAATGCCTTTTTTGCTAGTAAAATTATATTGTTTAAATCAGGGTGAAGCAACGGTTCACCGCCTAGGATGGTAAAATTTTCAAGTGTAAATCTTTTGCTTAATAAAAAAAAGTCTTTTTTTATCTGATCTATATCAATGCAATTGTGTTCTTTAATATAACTAAACTTATTGCAATTTTTACATCTTAAATTGCAATGCTCCACAATTTCATATTCAATATTTTTGATTAACATATGTTTTAATGGTTTGGCATATTCCTTTTTGCCAATTATACTTAGGGGACCATTTTAAAAGTTGCATAGCTTTATGGTTGCTCACATTTTCCTTAAAAATTTGATGTTTTCTTTGTTTAACAAACTGTAGTGGTGATTTGCTTTTACACAGTCTTATGATGTCTTTTGCAGCTTGTAATGCTGAGGTCTGTTCAGTGGTACTTATATTTATAATATTATTTTTTGCTATATTAAAAAACTTTATTGATTTTAATACCCCCTGTGCAATATCGTATACATGTGTAAATGTACGGGTTTGCTTTCCATTACCATGTATAGGAAGTGGTATGTTCTTGCTGGCATTATAAATAAATTTTGCAATGCCTAACTCAGGTCTCATATTAGGACCATAGCAGGTAGCTATTCTTAAAATAATAAATTGTAAATCAAAATTTTTGTGATATCCAAAAATAATATTTTCACCAGCTAGTTTAGAAAAACTATAAAGATCTTTAGGATATACCTTAATTTCTTCTACAAATTTACTAGCATTTCCATACACACAACACGTAGAGATAAAAATTAATTTTTTTTCATGTTTAGAGCATAAATGCGCAATATTATGAGTGCCTTGTATATTCATAGAAGTGCTTGAATAGCTTTTATCAAAAACTTCCATATTTTCAAAATTTGCTTCAGCTGCAGCATGCACAACAATTTCACACTTTTGTATAGATTTTTCAAGTTGTTTTATATTTAAAAGATCTTTGCCACATTTTTTATCATAAGGAATGACACCATAATATTTTTTAAGTATATTGTAAATATGTTTACCAATAAACCCGCTTGATCCAGTCAATAAAATCATATCTTTATTATAGCTTCTTCAATATTAAATATCAATAAATTAATGAAAACTGCTCTATGTTTAGCCGGCCATTTTAGACATTATCCGTACTGTAAAATTGGTTTAGAAAAAACAATAAAAAAATACAATTGTGATATTTTTATTCATAGTTACACCACTAAATCTTATTTAAATGATAAAAGGTTTTATAATTTTAAAGATTTGGTATCTGAATATAGCTTTAGCTTAACAAATACTAAAAAAATTGTGTTGGAAAAAGAAGACGAAATTTGTGACTCTACTTTAAGATCAAAGGAAAATATAGCTTCAAAATTATTTTTAAATAATTTAACTGCAGCATTTTTAAATCAATTAAAGTCTTTAAGAAAAAAAAATAAAGTATTAGAACTAGTTGATAATAGTTATGATTTTATAATTTTAACAAGACCAGATTGCTTAATAAAAGAAGAAATAAATTTTAATTTTAATAAACTCAATTTATTTTGTTCTAAAACAGAATGGTTAAAAACTTTTTTATCTGAAGAGAAGATAATTACTATTGAAAAACAATGTATTGATAAAACATCTTTTTGTTCTAATGCTATTTTAAGAGATGATTTGATTGCGGGCCCTGCTAAAATTGTAAAAAATATAATAAATAAAATTTATCATAATTTTGGAAAAACCGTTAAGAATAATAAAGTTATTTTTAATCCTCATAAAGTGCTTCTAGCAGCAGTAGAAGAATATGAAAAAGAAGTTTTTTATAACAAAAATTTTTTTTTATTAAATACCGATGATTCGTTAATTTATTTATGAAAATGTGTTTTGTTTCTTTTGTAACGGAAGATTTTATACCTGGTATGAAAATCTTTTTAAAAAGCTTGATTACACATAATAAATTAGAAATACCGTATTTAATTTTTGTTGAAAAAAATTTCAAAAAGGAAAATAAAGAAAGCTTATTAAAAATTTATAAAAATATAGAATTTAAATATTTTGACAAGCTTAAATATAAGAAAAATTTAAGGTTTTCGTACAATTGGTCATTAACCCCTGCTTGCAGATTTGAAATATTCTTATTATCTGAATATGATAAGGTCATTTATTTAGATACAGATATGCTTTGCAGAGGTGACATAAGTTTACTTTTTAATTGTAATCATGATTTCTGTGCAGTTATAAATCAAAAAATGACTGAAGCTGATGAAAAAATCTTAAATTTTAATGGGGGGTTTAATGCAGGATTAATGGTTATAGGAAAAAAATATTTAACTGAAGAGAATTATAATGAAGCTATTTCTTTATTAACAAAATTTAAATGGCATGGTAATCAAGGGGTGTTTAATAAAATTTTTAAAAATAAAACATATAAATTGCCTGAAGAATATCTTGTAACTACTGAAAACTTAAATCTTAACACTCTAAAAACTGCAAAAATAGTTCATTTTGTTGGTAAGAAAAAACCATGGTTTTCTAATGATCAACTATTAAAAAATAATTTCGACCCCTATATTTTAAATAACAAAAACGATGCACCTCAAAATAAATTTTTAACTTTAAAAAAATTAATTGAGGAGTATAAAAAATATGTGTAGTATTTTATATACTTCTAAATTATTAACTGAACAAGAAATTTGTTTGGCCAATAGTTTAATGTGTTTTAGAGGTCCTGATAAAACATCAGTCCTTAAAAACAATGGTGGTACATTTATACATAATCAATTAAAAATAACAGGTGATTGTCTACAACCAAGAGTTAAAAAAAATATAGAAGTAATTTTTAACGGTGAAATTTATAATTATGTTGGAATTGATGAAGCAGATTTTATTATAGAATGCTATCTTAAATACGGTGATAATTATGCAAAATATTTAGATGGTGAGTTTGCTATAATATTAAAAGACAATAATTTAAAAAAAATTTTAGTTACAACAGATACTTTTAAAACAAAACCAATATATTTTTCTACAGATAGAGGGGTTCACGCTAGCACTTACAAGAGCGCACTTATAAGTTTAAATTTAAAAAATATAATGCCTTGTGCTCCTAATACAACTATTGTATTCGAAACACCTGATAGTATAAACCATATTACAAATACTGTTTTTGATTTAAATCAATATAAAACCTCTTACAACGATTGGATTGCAGCCTTTAAAGAATCCATTTTTAAAAGAAGCAATACAGATAAAAAAATTTTTATAGGTTTAAGTAGCGGGTACGACAGTGGATGTATAGCAGCAGAATTATTAAATTTAAATAAAAATTTTCATTGTTTTAGTATTTTAAATAATGAAAATATAGAGGTTTTAGAACAAAGAAAATTGTTATTAAAAAATACTGAATTTATATTTTATAACAAATTTAATAATTCTCTTTTAACAGTTTTTTTGCGTAAATACTGTGAATTACAAGAAAACACTGAATACCATTTTATAAAAGATTCTTCTACATTGCCTTTGTTGTTTATAGGAAAAAAAGGCAAAATGAATAATTGTAAAATTTTTCTTTCTGGTACTGGATGTGATGAAATAATGGGCGATTATTTTATAAAAAATATTTATGAATTAGATGGTACTTCTTGTTTTAAAGGTGTTTTTCCTGATAATTTAGCACAATATTTTCCTTGGAAAAACTTTTATAATGGTACTATGAAGGAATACATTACTAAGGACGAGTATGTGATGGGTTGTTTGGGTATAGAAGCTAGATATCCGTTCTTAGATAAAAAATTAGTACAAGAGTTTCTATGGTTATCTCCAGAATTAAAAAACAAATATTATAAATCGCCGTTAAGATTTTATTTAGAACAAAATAATTTTCCTTTTGCTGAAGAAAAACGCGGATTTCATGTTTAATATGTAATTTGTTTGTTTAGATTGCCATAGAACTCATATGGTAGATCTAGATTATTTTTAGGCATTTTTTTTAATAATTTAATTCCTTTTTTAGCAAGTTCAGGATGCAAAAGCATATTCCAACCACAAACGTCAAAGGTCTGTTTAAACAGAGGAAGACTTATATCTTTACCACAATTTCTAGCTTTTAAAAACCATTCATAAGCTTCATAGTTATCTAAGAGAATAGCGCCACCCCTGCCTATTTTTAAATGTTTTTTGTAATGAAAAGATAAACACATAAATGAATTTTTTATGTACATGTTGCTTGTGAATCTTCTTGCACAATCAAATACATTTAATGGTTCTATTTTATACATACCATTCCATTTTATATCTTTAAATTTTACTCTTATTCCTAAATGAGTTGCAGCTGATGCCACACCAATAAAAGTATTTTTAGGCAAAATAATAGTTTTAGGATTTAAATACTGAAAGCATAACAAAAGAGCATTGGTACAGCAGTCAACAGATACTGCATATTTGCTTCCTGTGTAATTACATAAATTTTGTTCAAAAAGATTTACTGTTTTATAAAGCAACTGTAGATCTGTATTTTTCACTTATAAATAGTTACATGCAGTATATACAAATGCAATTCTTGGACACATATAATAAGAATCATTTAGAATTTACATATGATACACTTAGAGAAAGATTTCAAAAAAAAAATATAGAAATAGAATCTGAAAGCCAGCAAAAACAGTTACCTTCTTTTAATGAGCATGTAAAAAAACTAAGAAAAAAAAATTATCTTGCTTTTTATATAATAACTTATAGAAAAATGCCGTTTGCAGAAATTTATATATCTAAAAATTTAGAGCTTGCAGTTTTTTTAAATACAAAACATTTAAAATTAATTAAAAATAAATTTAAAAAAATTATTAGAGATAAAAACAATTTTATGTTATATGATATTTTTTATAAAATTTTAAGAAAACACAAAAAACAAGTACCATATTTAATTGCAAAAATTCATCCAGAAAATATATTGAGTCAAAAAGGTGCTTTTAATTTGGGCTTTAAAAATTATTATAATTGTTATATTTTAAAAAATAATTAAGCTAAATTTTTGTTTTGTAATTTATTTATAAGTTTAAATTTTTTTTCATTATAAAATTTTAAAGAATGAAAAAAAGAATTGTTGCAAGAAGAAGTACAGTTATTTTTCTTGTCTATCCATGCTCCTGAATGTACCATGGTTTGATTTTGTTCTTTTAATGCTAAGCTAGTAATCACATCTTCAAAACACATATCAACATTTTTTTCTATATTTCCATATATTAAATTAATAAAATGGTCTATTTTTAAATTATTAAATGAATCTTTGTTGATCATATAGCCACCTCCTAAAAAATATTCTGTAAACCCTGGAGAAAAAGGAAATTTATTAAAATTTTTTTCGTGTAAAAAGCTATTTCCATAATTTATAAATCCATAATTTTTTCTATTTTCAAATTTTGAATTATATAGATTTTTAAAATCTATATAAGTATCAGTGTCAACTCTACATAAAAAGTCAAACTTAATATTTTTTCTTTTAAATTCTTTATACCCTAAAAAAGTTTTAAGTGCTAAATTTTCATATTTGTCCTCTACATCGACTTTTATAATATTATCTGCATTAATAGTGAATTTTTTATCAGTAATATAATAAAAATTTGAAAAATTTAGTATATGTTCAATTTTTGTAATATTTACTAAAAATACTAATTGTTTCATTTTTTTATTGTTCTTCTTATACCATAATCACTTGTAAATGATTTATATTTTAAAATACTTAATTGTTTATTAAAATGGTTTTTATTGGTATAAAGTTCTCTCATTAATGTATGATGAACAGGGTGTATGCTCATACCTTCCTCGCAAATATGAAAAGGCATATCAATTTTTGGAAAATTATTTAATTTTAAGAATTTAAGATTATTTTTTTGCGCCATTATTCTGCCAATGTTCTGATCTTCAATAGAACTATTAAGATTATTTAAAAGTGATAGTTCCCCTTCAGTATTTAAAATATATTCTGTTGATTTGCAAGAAAGAAAATAAAACCCACCCTGTGCAAAATCTGTTTGTTGTAAAACATCCATATCTGTATTAATACAGCAATAGCCACCATAATCATAATTTTCAAAATTTGAATCACAAAATTTTTCAATGTTTACATAACTATCGTCATTTGTCTTAATAAGATAATCAAAATGTAAATTATCATTGATATATTTTAAAACACTATAGGTTTTACCAGATAATGAACAATAATCATCTCTACATTTTAACGTAATTAAATCATTTTCTTGTTTTTCATCATTGCCTCCTATAAAGAATAAGTGAGTTATTTTAAAATTTTTATAAATACCATTATAATTCCAAGAATTTTTAATTGCGTTTACTCTTGTGCTTAAATATTTTTTACAAGAAGTTGTAGCAATTAATAAATTGTACATTATTCAATAAAAAATGGTGGGGGAGAAATTAAAACAGGCCAGAGACTCAATGCTTCATTAATTGTTTTAGCACCAGAAAGATTAACATTTTTTATATCTTTTTCTATTTCACTAACTAAATTATCCATTTCTTTTTTATAGTCGATATCATTATCAGTAATTTTATTATTTTCTGTTTTTAAGTATTCAATAAATATGGCTGCAAAGTTATTAATGTACTGCAACCAATTTGCTTTAAAACCTTCTAATTCAATATTATCTACTGAATCAAACTTATTGCTTGATAGTCCAAATTTTTTAATAATAAAGGTAGTTTTGAAATTGCGCGATGTGTTTTTTAAAAAAGACAATTCTTTTATATAAGCATCTTTATCATTAATTTGATCAAACTCTAAAGCAAATCTACTACAAAAAGTGCTTTCATCTAGAAATTGCTTCACATAAAAAAAGTTTTCATAATCATAATTAATTTTCTTATTAATTGTATCTATAAAATTATAAATTTTATTTTTTTGTTCAATTAATTCAGACTCTGTTGTTTTTTCTGGGTTACAATAACTATTAAATGAAATATGCTCAACTTCAAACCCTGTTATATTTTTTGAATCAATCTCTAAAAAATTGTTATTAATTAAGTTAAAAAAACAACATTTTTTATCTTCCAAATTGCTTTTTTCTATAACTGTGCCATTGTTTGTAAAATACAAAAATGAATCATATCCGCTTTTATCATAAAATACTTTAACAATAAAAGTTTTAGCTTTTTCCTGCATTAAAATAATATTATCCATTTGGTCTCCCTGAGGGGTCTAATTTTCCACTGTAAAAAGTTTGATAATCAGATCCTGCAACACTGGGGTTTGTGGTATTATAAATTGTGCCTGCAGGTGCAGCTACTGTACTAGTTGAAGTAGAATATGATTGACCAGTAGAATAAGCTGGTGTAATATCTATAGTCATTGTTGCAAGAGTTGTAGCATCTTGTATTGTAACAGTTTTTGTTGCACTAGCATCCCATGCACCACTGTAACCGCCAAAAAGATAGGTTGCTCCAGCAGCTACTGTTGTGCTGCCAAGACCTGTGCAGCTTAAATTATAGTTTCTTCCAGCAGGTGTAAGTACTTGAACATAAACACCAGCATCATCATTATTTCCATAAGTGGAGGTAGATTCATTTTTAATGGAAACACGGAACACCATAATCTCTAAGTTTCTTGTTTCAGAAATAGCATAAGGAGGACCGGGAATTAAAACATTGCTTGGATCACCAGGCGGTTTAACATAATTTTCAAAATAATATATAAGAGAAGAAAGAGATGTATTAGCTGTATTGGTGGCTGTAATTCTTTTTACATTTACAAAATTATTTAAACTACTATCAGCAGCAGCTGTTGCACCAAAACTTACAGGGCCGGATGTAGGTAAATTACCGGCAGCCACTTTATCTATCTCCTATTTCTTTAATAGCTTCAATAATTAATGGTATTAATTTTTCATATCTAACTGCTTTCTTACCATTTGCTCTGGTGATAACTATTTCAGGCATTATATGTTCAACTTCTTGTGCAATTACTCCATAGTCTTCACCGTTGTAAACAGTACCATCTTTCCATTTAAAATGCACACCATTTAATTTTTTAAGTTTTATTAATGCATTACTAATTGGTTTTATGTTTTCTTTTAATGAAATATCAGATGTAGAGAATGCAATTATGTCCTGTGAAGTTCTTAAATTGCCACTCACAGTTACTGTGCCTGTTCCTGCAGAGCCTCCAACTAGAGTAATGTCACTGGATCTGATGTAAGCTTTGTCCGTACCATTGGGAACTCCTATTGAATTGACTCCTAAGCTGCCTGAAAGCAATAATGAATATGTATCAAAAGATCCTGGTTCAACATTAATTGCCACTACACCAGGGCCACTGGTGGTGTTACTATCTTTAACAATCATATAAGGTGTTACACCTGATCCTGAATTGCCTGAAACTCTTAAGATGTTTTGCGCATTATTGGGGTTGGTATTTACAATTGTTGCAGTTTCTGTTGCATTGCTACTATTGATTACACTCAAAGCAGTAGTTTCAGAAACTATGGTACTGTAAGCACATAGAATTGACGTTGTTAGAGTGCCAGCAACAAGAACATCTTTATCAAAATATGCAGTGCTTAAAACTCTGGTGATACCATTGAGTAAATTGCCTGGTGTGCCATAGCTCTGATTAGGAATGTTGGGGGTAAATATTACTTGGCCATTGTTTGCAACCTGTATTTGAGGTGAAATGGTGGCGTTATAATTGTTTAAAAGTCCCACTGAATTCTGGCCACGGATAACAAGACCACCACTTACTGCATTTATGTAGCTGTTGGATGTCCCGTTTGGATCTTTTGCATAAATTTGAATCTGGAATGGGTTTGGATTGGTATCATTTACAAAAATATTCCTATCAACATTCAAAGTAGCATTTAAATTGTTGTTAATTTGTTTATTGAACACATTGCCAATATAAAAACTATTACTGGATGCACATAATGAAATATATCTGGCATCAAATTGTATCAAACCATATTGTTTTTGAATGGTATTGTTAAGATAACCACTTGGATTAATACTGTAATCCAGGCTTAGCCCTGCACCCAAAGAATCAGGATTTAATCTAAGACGGTTAGTTGAGGGTTGATCCTCTTGAATGCTCTGAATGTTGGTTGTTGTTTCCAGATACAATTGAGGGCTAATAGAATTCCAGCTTCCACTCTGAAACACATAGTTTTTGCCACTGTCACTAATCTGATCTCCATTTTGTGCATAAGATGAGTAAGCATTTCTGTTGGTTGTAAATCCTAAATGAATATTACCTGCAGGTACTCCTCCTAGTGTTGATCCATCACCAACAAAAAGCCTTCTGGTATCTACAGAGTAACCTAGTTCACCTTCAGTAAGAACAGTCTGTACTCTATCAGCTTCAACACCTCGTCTTACTAAAATTTTTACAATTGTATCTGATGTAATTTCTATGGCCATAAATTATGCTACTTTTACAGTACCTCCATCGTTCCATAATATTTTTGATCCAGGGGCAGGTGAAGTTGTAGGCAAAGAAGAAGCATTAATAGCAGAAAGAACTAATGAAGCTTCATTAACAGTAAGTTTGCTGTTAACATAAACTATTTTGGTATTATCATAATTAATACCAATTTTTAATCCCCTGCCACCGGTAATACCATTTGTAAAGGTTGTTGATGCTATTTTGTTTTCGTTAATTCCCCCATTGGCAACTAAAAACACCCCACTGTTTGTTGTGATGGTTATGTTGTCTGCTCTTGGTCCAACAAAAGTATATGCACCAGGAGAAGAATAATTAGGAAAGAAATTCGCATCAACACCTGTAAGCACATACAAAGAAGTATCGTCATTATTAAAAACTAAATCACCCACTTGGGCAGTGGCTAGTGTAGATGGTGATGAGAAACTGCCATTACTAAAAATTCTAGCACCAGCTGGATGCCCACCTTGGGTGACACCATCCCCTACAAAGAGACGTCTAGAAGAAATATCAGTAACATAGCCCAACTCACCATTATCCAAAGTAATGAGTTTTCTTTCACTGTCTGTGCCTCTGCGAACTTTGAGTTTTATTACAGAAACTGTAGCCATTTTAAGTATTTATTGTGTTTTTGTTGTTTTATACATTTTATATCATAAAAATACAGTAGAGTTTGCATAAGGTACTGTGTTTTGCTCATCTTTCAATATTGTTAACAATTTAGTTTGAATAGAATATATGTTTTTTAAACATCTGTTAATACTGGCATTGGAAACTACTTCATTTTGCCCAATAAAATTAGTAATGTTGCTGTCAAACAAAATGGAAGATATTTCATCTGTAGTTAAATATCTTGTAAAATTAAATACTGTATTTTCATTAGCATCTTTAACAAATAAAAACTTACCAATTATCTGATCTCTTAATCTCATATGATTCAAAATTAATTTGGACAGGCTTTTGTTTATTACCCAGCTTTGCACATATTCTTCAGAATCCACTTCTATGTTGCCTAAGCTATAAACATCAAAATCAGAAATAGTTAAAATATCATATAAATTTTTATTGTCAAAAAAGCTTCCTATTATTTGTGTGGATCCACTTTTAGAGACAACTAAAGTTTTATCACCGTCTAAATAAGGAATAGCAGCAAAACAAGAAATAGTTTGAGTATTGTTGTAGTTAAAATTGTAAAACAAATATTTTCCAGCGTTAAAATTTAAATTGGACACAAACCTTTTGTAAATGTTCAGGTTTGTTACAATATAAAATATGTTGGTATCTGATGCAGAGAAAACAATATCAGTAGCATTTTCATTAACTTCCAGGTCATTAATATTATAAACAGATTTTTGTTCAAAATTATTACTATAAACAAAGATTTTATTTTTATCAGTTAGTGCAAAGAAGTTTCCAGTAGCATCTACTCTTAATTTTAAAATATTATTATTTTTTAAATCTTTAATAAGTCTGTATGTGTTTTTCCAGTTTAAATTTTCATCATACTGTTTTATGCAATAGTTACCAGAGTCTAGAACATAAATGTTTTTTCCATATGTTACCACATCGTTGGGACCATTAAAACTTAGTTTATCTAAAATAGAACCAAAACCACCAATGAATCTCAAGAAGATTAATCTGTTCTGCAGAACTGTATCATTAGTATAGAAACCTGATGCATCATATTGATACAAAGTGTTAGCTGTTTTATCTAATATTAAAAGTGTTTTATTAGGACCATCTGTTATTCTTACTATTTTTTCAAAATTTACATTGGTTGTTTTTTCTGTATTGTATGTATCGGCACTTAAAGTAAGTGCTATGCTGGTGTCATTTTTATCAGATTTAAGCACGTATAAAATAGATCCATTAGAAAAAAACATACTATAAACTGGCAGTTCATTATTATTAATTGCAAAAAAAACATTAGTATCAAAAAAAGACCCAGTTGCAGGTTCAAATTGTGATGTAGATAAGTTGTTGTACCAAGCAAAAACCAGGCCATTAGCAAGCCCAAGAATAGCAGAAGAACTTACAGGCAAAAGATTTGAAGCAATTTTGCAATTTTTATACAGGTACAAAAAGTTGTCGTACAAATGACCATATTTTAAATTTAAAACATCATATGTAACAGTATCATTGGGTTGTATTTTTATAGAGTCAAAAGAATATGGTAAAGATAAACTTTGATTAGAAAATCTATCATAAATCAAGCCACTGCTATTAAATTCCTCAGAAATATTCATTAGTTACTCCATTCAATGTTATTAATTTTTATGTAAGCAGGTGCAGTTTTAGCAAGCAATGCATATATGCGTTTTTCCATTTCTTTTTGCAAGTCAGCATTATTTATACCTGAGTTTCTTAAAATAATATTCATGAGAGCACTCTTGTTGCCTGGAACTCTAAATTTAAAATATCTTTCTATTTCATCCAAATAATTTCTTCTGCCACAGGCCAGATCAAAAACAACATCTTCTATTGATTCAGATAAGCGTGTATGAAAAATTATGTCAAAATAATTTAATGCTTGATTGTAAAGGTAGAAATTTTTAACTGTTAAATTTTGAGCATTAAAACTTGGGTTATTTAAAAATTCTGATATAGTTATGTTGTTGCTGTAATTGCTTGTGCCAAAAAAGAATGGCCTGTAAATAAGATCAGAAAAACTATATTTTCTAGGGGTAAATTTGGAACTATTAACAATTTGTCCATCAATTATAAAATGCAGAGTACCAACATAGCTATCAAATCTAATAGCAAAATTATGATAACCTGGATCCAATGCAGTTAAATTGTAAATTAAGTTAACGTTTTGAACATCCAAAGGATTATAAGTATTTGTGAGTTTTAATTTTAAATTTAAACTGCTTTGAGGGTAACTTTCAGCAATATAAGTCCTTAAATATCTATTCTGTGTAAAATCTAAATTTACAGGCCCATTGTTTGGATAGATTTTATAAGTTTCCAAATTTCCAACGTTATTATATTTGGAAAAAATGGCACTATTGTCTGCTGAGATGCTGGCAACATAAACATTCTGTTTAATGCTTGAATTACTCAATTCATAACCAAAATTTATGTTGTTTATGGTTGCACCAGTAAGAGGAGAAACAGCTGATAATACCAACGATCTGGAGCTATCATATTTAGCTAATTTATAGTTATCATAAGCAATCCATATGTTACCACTCAAATCAATATTGAATGTCTGTAATGAATTGGAAGCAGAAAAAGCTAAAATATAATTAGTTGAAGAAGGCAGACTCCATTTGTATATGCCATTATTAATTTTTGCATATATTTGATCCTCTATTCTTTCAGTTTTACTACCAGCAGTAAAATAAAATGCATTGTTATAGAAATTAACAGTTCTAGAATTGCCAATATTGCTAGATGGAACATTTAAGAAATAAAAAGAATATCCTGTGAATATTTGTGTAACTTCACCAGAATCTAATTCAATTTTGTACAAAAATGCAGTGTTTGAAAATAAATCTTTTCCTAATACATAGCAATTTTTTGAATCATAATCATAACCATAGATTGTTTTAAATCTATTATTAAAAACTTTGTATACCAAGCCATTTTTATTGTTATATTTTCTAAAATAACCATCTGAAGTTATTACAAAAAAGAAATCAAAACCTTCCAAAGTAATAAGAGCATTTGCTGATGCAGGTAATTCCAGTGTATCAAGGATTTTTAAATTTAAATTGGTTGTTTTTATGGATGATAGTGAACTAATGAAAAGCGCTGGTGTTAAATTATTAAAATTAAACAACCCAAAACCATCATTGCAGTAATTTCCTAAAACTTGATATGCAAATGGTAATAGCCAATTATTATTGTATGCATCAAAAATAATGGTAAATTCATTTGAATCTTGAATGGAGCTTAAGTTATTTGTAACACTGTAAGCATTATTATTGAAAACATATTCAGTAAGATTGGGAGAATTTTCTGCAGGTGTTCCATTGTAGTTAAAATAATAATCAAAGTTTTTTTGTATTAAACTTGAGCTTAATGATCTAATATAATCATTGCAAAAATTTTCACCTATGTGATGATAGGCATAATAAGTACCTGCCTCAAAGATTAAGTCTGAAGGTTTGTCAAACACAGTAATATCGTCAGGAACCAAGGAATCTATGCAATTAAAAACAGAAATGTATTCTACTGCGTTTATCTCTGATGTAGTTAAAGCTTGAAAGAAAGATACTTTGGAAGGATTATAGTATCTATCCACCCAAATAGGTTTAGAATTTACATTGCTGTTTCCTGAGAGCCAGGCACACAAGAAGCTGCCTGTATTTTCTTCAATGGTATTTCCAAAATAACTGGTATCACTATAATCAGCTTTTTTCTTAAAAATTTTATCGCTTTTCAAGGGATGATCACCAGCTATGGATCCTGATTCTGCTAATCCTGCATCATTTATATTGAGTCTTTGAAAGGGGTAAAAATTTTGAGGAACATGAAAATAAGTTATCTTATCTTTTTTTAAGATAATATTGGATGTATATGCTTCGTATCCCATGGTAATATTGTCGTTGCCTAGTAGTTGATTGGATCCTGTGAATAATTTCTTAAAGTCTCTCATGAGAGTTCTATTTTCATTAAAAAATGGGTTGTTTCTTGACTGATAATTTTCGGGTGTGTTGGTATTTTTAAGTGATAGCAGATTTACATCAATATTTCCTGCTGAAGCATTTAAATATTGGGTGTTGGTTAAAACATTTGAATTTGAATTTTCGTAGCTTAATGCAGAATTAATAGCAAGAGAATTATTCAATGAATTTTTTTTGTACGCTAGCCATGGGTCATTAATAGGAGTATAATTTGCAGTTTCAGATCTTGCAGCACATTTAAAGATGGAGTTAGTTGTAAAAGAAAAATTAGTACCTGTGAGTGATGGTGTTAATATTAATTCATCATTGCTCTGCTGAAAAGCAACATAATAAATTACATCATTAACATTTTTTATAAAAACTATGAGCTCATTTATGCGGTCATAAATGTAATTAAAAATCTGGGGGCTTTTTTCACCCAAATAATCAGTATTTGCATCTTTTGCAAAAACTAAATTGCCTATATAATCAACAGTCAAATATCTGCCTATACCATCGTTTTCATGTATTACTTTGCAAGTATAATCATCTAGAAACAATATTTCAAAGAAATATCTGTTATCAATTGATGTGAGTGTGCCAGATGCAGCAAGCATAGCAGTGTTAACTGTTTCTGCTGGTTCTTGAACTACCCAAAAACGTGATGCAGGAGTAAAGACAGTGGTAGCATTAACTGCAAGAAACGTAGAAAACCCTTCATCAGCAAGAGGTTCTAGTGGTTCAATATTTGCGCTTGCATTTATATTGTCTCTTCTGGACAGATATAAATTACTATAATTATTAGAAGAAAAATCATTTGAATTTTTAAATATTTGCTCAAAAACAAAATTTAAATTATTTTCTGTAAAAAGAACATCTTTTTTTAATTTAAGATCTTCATCATAAGCATATTTTGCAGTAAGAGGAGTTAAACAATTATTATTTAAATTAAAAATCTCCATAAATTTATTTATAATTCAATAAAGCAGCTGCTTTATATTAAGTCTCCAATAAAAAGGGTTGATTGTTTTCTAAGAGCAGAGGGTTACTATCTTCTAATAATATGTTATTTGCTGCAGGTGTAGGAGTAGGTGTTGGCGGCGGTGTTGGTGGTGGTGTTGGTGGTGCAGGTGGGTAAGCTGTAATAGGCGGTACATTTATTGAAGATAAAGCTAGCCCTAATATAAGCGACCCTGTATTAAAATAATATAAAGTATAAATGTTGCTTAAATAAGAAGAAACATATGCACTGCTTGTGATAGGCAGGGTAATTTTGTTTGCACTTAAGCCTACTCCTGGAATGAGAGTTAAATTGCAATTTGCAAAACTATTTACATTATAATTGTTTACTAGACCTAAAACTTTAGTATCTATAACAGCACTAAAACTAGAAACTGTGGTAGTTACTATGATATAATTTGGTATAGAGAAATTATTAATATAAACAATGCTGTTGTTATTCTGAACATATTCATAATTTACAGCAGGTTGAAGTGTGGGGTATGAGCTTAAACTATTGTAAAAACCGTTTATGTCGAAGCTTTTTATTGCTAACTTTGCAGCAGTCATGCCTGTGCTAAAAGAAATACAAGGTCTTACAGCATCATTTAAGGGTGCTGGTAAATCATAATCAACACAAGTAACATAATCATCTTCTGCGTTATCTTTTAGTTTTACTATTATTCTTTTGCCCAAGCCAGTTACTCTAACAAGAGCAAATTTGTACTTGGGTGCTCCTGCTGTAACTTGCTGATAAAAAGTAATTGGTGTTTGAAAAGATGTTAGATTGGGTGTTTTATACAGTAAGCTATAATTTTCTTTTTGTCCATAGCGAATAGCTATAGAATTTGGAATGGTCTCAGTGCCTGATGCACCAAAGAGACCAGTAATATCAAAACCTATGCCTAATTGTGCACCGGACAATCCTTGATAATTTTTATAAACAACACTGCCATCTGAATTGGCAGTTAAAATAGAAGCGGAAGAGTAATTTAATGCATACCCGGGGCCCCCGCCTTGAACTGCTTGAGTGTCAGATATAAAAGATATGCAGAAACCTTCACCAGCAATTTCAGTATTGCCATAGCATGCATACTGAAATGATATAACTAAATCTTTTTTAGTATCATAACCACTGGGGCTATAAACGACAGAACTAGTGCACGTGGCAGGCAGAGTATATGTAGTAGCAGAATTAAAAATGTATAGTGTTGAAGTGGCTGACCCTTCGTAAACTGGGTTTATAATATACGTGCTTACTGAGTATGTTCCTGTGTCTTGAGGCACATCCAATGCACTGTTTTTAAAGTAAGATGTACTAAATGCAATGCCTGATAGACCTTGCACATAGGGGTAAGCTGATTTGACACTACCATCATAGAAATAAGCATTGGTGCCAGAGAAAGATATGAAGCTTGATATATTTGCCTTAGGAACATTTACAATAAATTCTGCTGTAGCAGGGTCAAATTGAGTAGTAGAGAGAGTACTTACTAGCAAAGTAATTGTTCCTGGATAATAAGCACTCAATATATTACCAGATGCAATAGTTCCTGGACCATTTACTATGCCATAAGAAACATTAAAGAAATTATCCAGATAACTAGCATAAGCAGATAATGTTGCTGAAGTACCATAAGCAAGAGTAGAAGGTATGCTAATATTAGTAATAATGGGCACAGGAGAACCAACAGTACCAGCGGGTTCATTGGGTATAAAGGTTGCATTTCTAAAAGATGACAAATGAATATAAGCAGAATCAGAGTATGATGATCTGCCCTTAGTGTTGTCTGCATATCTTAAAACTGAGTTTAAAGCATTACTTGCACACAAAGAAATAATAAAAGCATCAATAGAATCTGAATAGAGATAATTGCTGCTTATGTTAATAAAAGTATTGGAAGCATTAAATCCAGAAGGTGGCTGTATGGATGTTATGTTATTGTTGTGGGTAGCTAGAAACTGTAAACCAGTAGCAGCAGAAAAATTGCAATAATTTAAAAAATTGTCATTTAAATATACATTTTTTAATTTTTGACTGTTTAAATTAATGCTGGACAATAAATTTGAGCTTGCTTGGATATAATTAATTTTTTGAAGTGCAGATGTATCCAGAGCAGTTAAATTATTATTTTGGGCTATTACAAGACTAAGAGCGGTTAAACTTGAAATGTTTAATGAAGATAATTTATTGTAAGCTACAATTAATTGTTCTATTGTACTGGGTAATTGCAGCGCAGAAATGCTATTTAAAGCTACAGAAAGGTTTTTAAGATTGTAAAATCTTGTAAAATCAAAACTACCTGATAATTTATTGCTAATTACTTCTACCTCTGTTAGAGCATTTGAAGCTATATTATCAAAAATGTTATTTGAAGTTAATTGTGCATATGCTACTGTAAAACTAGAAATATTGGGTGTATTTGCAAAATTTATTGTGTTTAAATTGGAGTGATTGTATATGTAGAGGTCTTTTAGGTTTGTTAAATTATTTAAATAAATAATTTTTTCATTTGAAGGTACAGAATTACAATTTGAAAAAAATAAGTTTAAGCTTGGATTATTACTTGCATTGATATATTCTAATGGTGCATTATTTACATTAATTTCTTGCAAAAGCGGGCAGCCTGTTAATGCAAAAGAACTTAAAGCTCTATGATGAACCCCACCTGTAGAAGTAAAATAACAACCAGTCAGTTGAGGCAAGCTAGTTGTACTATTAAAAGATGAAAGAAATCTGTTACCAGTAGATTCAAAAGTTCTTAAAGAAGAAAGACCTGCAAATGAAACATCTTTCAATCTTGTTCTACTCAATGCAAGATATTGCAATGCAGACAGTGTATAGAATGCAGCTGCAGAAAGAGATGTATTTACGTTTAATTGCAGTGATTTTAAATTGTATCCTCTGGTATTAATTGAGCTCAAGCTCAAAGGGTTTATGGAAGACAAAGAAGGGTTATTACTTGCTTGAAGAGATTCAATGGAGAATGAATTGGGCAAGTAGGAGAAGTCTAAATCATTTATATTGGTTGAATCAACGTATAATTGTTGCAACCCACTTATGGATGAAAGGTTTGTAATATTGGTAATACTATTAAATGGTGTATTTGATAAATTTAATTCTCTTAAAGCTGATAATTGAACCACATTCAAAGCAGATAACTGTGTATTATTGCAATACAAATATTCTAAATTAAACAAAGTGCTATTAAAGGTTAGGCTACTAAGTCTTGTATTATAAGTCAAGTCAAGAGAAAACAATTTAGGCAAGAGTGGTATTGTTAATTCCGTTAAATCATTGTATCCTAGTCTAAGATTCTGCAAAGCGCTTAAAGATGTGAGCGAATTTACACCCAGATTGGTTGAGCTTATTGGGTATAAATTTGGCAAATTTTTAGGAGCTAGCCCCAAATCTAAGAACCCAGACAGAGCTCTATAATTTAAATTTGATACAAAATTTTCAGAAATGTTTGTTGCTGATAGAGGGTTATTACCAATAAAAGCAATTATTAATGATGGTGCTCCTAAAAAATTAAAAGATTTTACACCATTGTCTCTAAAATCAGCATTTACAAGAGAAGAACAGCTATTAAAATTTGTAGAAGTCAAGCTTCTACTGTTTGAAGAAGAGCCATCTGCAAATTGTAATGCTGTTAGACCTGATAAATTGCTTGCCAGAGTGCCACCTTGAGAAGTAAAACTAATTAAATCTTTGCAATAAACATTGGGCGCAGGAGAAGTATAACTGCCTATGTTAAATGAATCACTAAACGTTGTAAAATACTTCAATCTAGGAGTCAAAGAAAAATCAAAGTAAGTTGCTGGATCAATTGGAGAAACAGCAGTTATATTTTGCAAAGATGTGGAAGTATCTTCAGCTGATAGTGTGTATGGATCATTAATATTAAAAAGTAAATCCACATTTTGTACTACTGGAAATGGGCCTGCAGGGTACCCACCAGCATAGAAACAATTGTTAATGCTTGTTCTGGGGGAATTGTAACGAATAAAAACTTTAGTAGCCATATGCAATTACTTTAAAAAACAAAAGTACCTCCTGTTATATTGCCCCCGGTTCCTGCTACATTATAAGTTCCATACACCAAATAATTCAGTGAATTACTAAAGTTTAGTGAGGTGAGATCAATAACAGGCCTGTACATAATATTTTTAATGTTACTTAATATGCCATTAAAGTATTTAAATGTAGTTACAAACATGTAGAACAATTCAGAAGAATCTCTGGCCAGATAACTTAAGCTATATAGCCCAGATTCATTGCTATAAGACATTATAGGCTTGTCTATGGATACTAAATTAACATTTACCCCTGTGCCTGAAAGAGAAAATTCAAGTAAATCTTGTGAACTTAAATTTTGCACAGGCTTTGAAGGGTAAATTTGTAACAAATTAAGAGAATCTAAATTTAATGAGTAAATTACTGGATATATTACTTTGAAGTTTGTGGAACTGTTTTCATAGAACAAGGTTGTTTTTGCAAAGATTAAACTTTTTTCATTTTCATTAAACCAAACAGTAGAAATTTTGTCAAAATCTTTGTTAATGCCTCTTTTAACGTATAACTCGTTATAAGAAGAGCTTCTTGGTAAATTGCTCTCATAATTAAATTCTATCTTATCAAAAATTACATAATTTTCTGTTTCAATTTGCAATATGTCAAAATAAACATCAAAATTAATAGTTTTTTCAAATATTTCTTGCTGCGTTTCAATGGGATACTTGATAAAAATTGATGACAAAGCAGTTGAAACTGGTGCAACTAGAGATGTATTGCTATTTCTATAATAAAAATCACCGTAGTTCACAAATTTAGTTTTATATAAATTTTGTTTGGGTAAATTAGAAGTTATTGTTGGTACATACAGAGTGTTTCTCTTGGGTAAATTATAATTTAAATAATAACTTTCCAAAAAGAAATCTGTTTTGTCTTCAAAAACATCATTGCATGGTGTAGTTTGATTGCTAAATGAGCTGACTAAGAAGAAATTGCCATAATAGTTTGTGAGTGCTGTTACAGGAGGCACAAATAAGAAAGAACCTGCATATGCAAATGTGGCTCTATAATCAGGGCTCAAAGGATTCACACCACCATCTGCTAAAATATCATAATAAACTTGTGTTACAGCAGGGTTAAATGATGGGTCATCAGAAGGATAATCTGGTAATAAGCCTGAGCTAGATGACACAAAACTAAACCCATCTCTTACATTGCAGTTAAAAGTTGTAGTTACTATGTTTGAACAAAAGTTTTCAGGCTGGAACAAGTATGAAACTATGTTTTCAGGTATGCCTGAAAGTGAGAATGATGGTGCACCATTGTTATAATAGAACGTGCTCAATGGTGATGTGCCTGTTATACTGGACGCATGTGTATAAAATCCTGACCCTGGTGGTATGTTGTTAGTTGTTTTAAGAATTACACCTGAGTAGCCCAGTTCAGAGGAGCTTATAGCATAATTAAAATTAAATCCTGAAACTAGATCATAAAAAGTATGACCATCTAATACAAGGCAAAATTTATCAGTTTGCTGTTGTTCAGATTGTGTTAAAATATTTGAAGTGTCTTTAGCAGGCTCTACAAATTTATAAAGACCATATTCATTGCCATAAACATCTGATTTGTATTGTACAAGTGTTTTGTTTATAGAGAGCAAAGTCTCTAGTCTTTTTGCAATGGGAAACTCAATAATAGGTGCTAGTGAGTATACATCTGAATTGGCCCATACATCTTTCTTTTCTTTATTGAAAAAGTCCTGAGGGTCTATATATCTTGAGAGGCCTTGATTAGAATAATTAAGACTTTGCTCTCTGCTTTGATATCCTTTAATAGTGGGTAGCAGAGGGTCACTTACTGGGTCACCAAATTTATAACTATTGGCAAAGCTAGTTCTTAATACATAATTATTTTCAAAAAATGACAATGGTGTTGTTTGATCTTGTTTGGTACCGCCTGTTACATTGCCATAATATTTTGGATCGGGAAATATATAAACAAAATTAGAGCTAAGAGCATCAAAATTTATACTATGAGTAAAATTAAAATTATTAAAAGATAAAAGCCCAACTTTATCTGGTTTGAAAAAGAAGCCAATATTTTTAGCTGAAAACAAATAATCCAGGCTTGGTACTGCTGCAATTGTAGGTGTATTTTTATTTAAATAATTTGCGTATGGTGCATCTGCTTCAAATAGCTTGCCTGAAACAAATTGAGATGCTGTGCTACCGGTTGAAATATAATAAAAATCAGTACCAATAAATTTGGTTGTAACAGATTTTTCTAAAAATAATTTTAAGTTTTCTTTATCATTATTGTTTATGTTTGTTATAAAATCACTATCTTTAAGATAATTTAACTGAGTGGAGCTTACACCAGGTGAAATGGATAAATTGTTTGTGCCAAGTTCAATTAAAAAGAAAGGATAATCTTTTATGGCATCTACTATGGCTTGATCAAAATCAATGAAAAGGTTTGGCTTGATACTGTAAGTATTAAAATCAAAATACTCATTTCTCTGGCCTGTTGATGCAAGGTATGCAGATGCGGGCAAAGTTCCTAGATCAAAATAATTAGGATACAAATCATAGAGCTCTTCAAGATCTACTGTAATATTATTTCTAACTGAAGAAACTGAAAGGTTTAATGAGCGTATTAATTCTGTTAAATCTTGATTCTCCAATGCTTTAGAAATTTCATTATAAATTAAATTCTTTAAACCAAAATTACTACCCTTTAAATTGTATTCAAGAGTGGCATTTTGAGCCTTGTCTCTCAAAGTAGAATAATATACACAAATGTCTTTTATTTTTTGAGCAAAAAAAGGAACCGCTATACTTAAATCATTTGGATCATTTGGGTCTATATTTTTTAAAAATCTTCGTTCATCGATAGAAGTATAATTTAAAATTATTTCGTTTAATAGGTTAACATATAAATCTTTTATGGAAAGCTGATTATTTTCAGGTATTAAATTTTTTGCAACATACCAGTTATTCAAGTAATTTTGATATCTATACAATAAATCTGAAATATTTGTAGCTATGGCTCTATTGTATTCAACCCATTGAATAAAAGTTAAAGGTTGATTTTTATCAACACTTAAGTTTTTGTTATCAATAGAAGTAATTGAATTAGGAATTACTTCATTAGAAAATCGGCTGCTTTCAGGCATTAAAATATTTAATTGTTGTATTGTATGTTGGCAGCACTTGTAAACAATCTTAAGCCTTTTGTCATTTCATAGCTAAGAATATTTTGCATGATACCATCGTTTTTTATCCAATCACCATAAGAAGACAGTGTTGGAGACAGTTTATTAAGAGGATCATACCAGTTTATAACATTGTTATAATAAGAATTCTCGTAAATGTCAATAAAATTATAAAAATTATAGTATATGCCTATATCTCTACCTGTAAGGGATTCTGGAGCTACTAGACCCCATGCCCAATTATAATTGTATGTGCTTAAAGGCAGAGCTTGATTATAGGAGGTATTTGGTATTATGGAGAAATTAACTAGAGTATATAGACCTGAGAATACTTCATAAGCTACAATTGGAACACCAGAATAAATTGTGCCAGATACAGGTGATATTTGATTGCCTAAATTAATGCCTATGTTTGAATTTATGCTTCCATTTTTAATAAAATTTAAATTGTATTTGTTTTGATCTCCAAACAACAACTTGTGTTTTATGGACAAAATATCTACTAATCTTCTCAATTGTGGTGGAAAGGGGTAATTGTATTGTTCAAATTGAACGCTTAGTTCATCACAGAAAGAAAGTAGCTGCTTTAAATTGCATTTATCTACATTTGCAACATTATTAGTAAAATTAGCTATTTTTTCATAAATTGTTTTTCCTAATTCATAAGGTTGTGAGCTCAAATCGCCCACTATGGTGCCTAGAAATTCATCAAAAAATATTGTCTTGTCAATTAAAAATTCTTGATATCTTGTTTCATCATAGAAACCCTTGGCATTAAAATCTTCATTTACTTTTGTTATATTATAAATGCCTTCATCTGAATATATGTTGAAAGGTGTTGAGTTTCCTGAAATATATCTGGTAACTGTAACTGGCACCATGTATTTGTTAATCCATCTGGAACCATTCCAATCACCGTAAGATTGAAAAATTTTCTCAGCAAATGCACTTACAGGATAAAGAGGATCATTGTCTGGAGGAAACACAAGATCCACATTGTCTATACCATTTACTGATGTAATAGATACACTATAAGCATCCAGGTAGTAAAGCTTATTATCAAAATTGTTTATGGTCCAAATATAATTTCCTGTATCTGCAGCAATGCCTCCAATACTACAAATATAATCTGTATTGTTGTTTCCTGCACCTGCTACATAATTTAGTAATGCAGCTGTATTGCCATCTATTCGTGTAACTGTTTCTAAAGCATGGGAAACATAGGCACTTTGAGTCCCATCCACAGTTATATTGCCAACAAGTTTAAACCCGCTCAATGGATAGCCTGAAACCAAAGCACCAGTTGAATCTATTTTATAAACATAATCATTTCTATTTAAAATATTAGGAGGGTTGTAGGTATTATTGAGTGCTGTAAACCAAACATAATCATTTCTATCAACAATTATTTCAACTGGTGATATTAATGAAGGAAAAGGAACTGCTGTTAAAATCGTACCGTATGTATTATATTTGAATAAGAAATTTGAAACAGGGTGTGTATAAGCAACCCATAAATTATTATTCTTATCAGTATCCAAGGAAGCAGGTAATAAAATATTTTCACCTGCAAAACCTGATAATTCAGGAATATTATATGTGGAGCTCAGATAATAGACAATGTTTTGTAGATTGGGGTATGCTACAGATTTTATGGCACCAGAATTATAATCAATTTTTATGCAAGAAACTGTGTCAAATAATGAAACCCATACATCACTATTTCCATCTAATGCTATGCTGTTGGGTGCAGCACTCGATAAAACCTGTGACAATAAGTTTACGTTTACTATCCCACTTGGTGAAGACAGGGGGTATGAAGATAATGAAAATGCTGAAAGTATATTGCCAAAAATATCAATTTTATAAATTTTTTCTGCAAATCCATCACCAATCCATGCCAAATAATCATTTCCAAAACCTGCACCAGAAGGTGCTACTGCCACACAATAAGATTCAGAACTATTTGGTGTTGAATAATCTTGAACATAAGCAGAGAGATTTACATTTACAGAGCCATAACAACTGTTATAAAAACTTGTTTTAAATAATCTTTTAATACTTTTATATTCTGGCTCACATACCCACCCAACTAAACTATCTTTAGGAAAATTGACTGGGTCTACTATGGTCATTCCAGCAGTTAAAATACAATTGAGCAAACTATTTTGTGGTGTAAAATAACCTTTATAAAATGCTCCTATACTTCTGGGTATGTCTGTGTTAAAATTGGATACAAAGTCAATACCAGGTACTCTTATGTAATTGCCTGCACTAAGAGTAGCCAAATCAATGGTTAAATTAAAAGCTGAAACTGAAGATAACGCAACCGAATCTGCTGTTGTGCAATACAAAGGAGGGTATGTTCTGGTAGTAAAATTTTCATTGTCTTTTAATTTTACAACAAAAGGTATTTGTGTGTTTTGCCAACTAATGGGCGGTATATTGAAATTTGTAGCAGATAAAGCTCCCTCACCATCAATACCATTGCTTGTAATGCTTAGTTTACTTGCAGGGTTGTGTCTAACTTTAATAATAGGCTGAACAGCTGGAGCTATGCTCTGAAATCCATAAGGTGGAAATGGTATATAGTTAAATAGTTTTCTCTGTTGAGAAAAATAATCATTAAATTTTGAATTATCTAGCGTTGCAAAAATAAAAATAGGATTTTCTCTGGTGGTATAATTTTTAGTTTTATCATCTACATAATAAAATTCAGCATATCCAGAAGTTCCAACAAAAACTGCTCCTGAATCATTAGGACCACACACTTCCAATTGATTGCTATTAATTCTTGCATATAATTCTGTATCTTTGGTGGAAAGAGATGTTACAATAACATATTCTTCATTATTACCTATTTTTTGTTTTTCATAAAATCTAGACAATGATCTCAAATGACTCCACTTGTCATTATAAAATGAATTGATATCAATAAAGCTTCCACCTGCACCTGATGCATAAAGATTTACTGTATATCCTTCTGCAGAAAGAGCATTATACGTTTGCCAACTGTTGCGTCTTATTATTTTTAATGGATCAATTATTTTGCTTGCTGGTACATCATAAATAAATTTTCCATAATTTTCAAAAATAAAATCATCAGCAATAAAATCTCTTATGGTTACAGTTGGTTTGTAACTGCTGTCATAAGCAGTTCCATTTGAATCAAAGATAGTCAATTTTACTTCATATGTTCCAGGCCATGTATATACATGGGAAGCTGTAACTTCATTTGAAAATGTTCCATCACCAAAATTCCATTGTATTTTTTTGTTAGAGATAACTACATTGCTTGATAATAAAGGTGATGTTGTAAAATCAGGATAAAAATAAAGAGGAGTATTTTCTAAAGTATAAGAAGATAATGAATTTATACCTGCATAGTTCTTGATATCAAAATACAGGTAACTGTAATTTATTGATGCCATTAGAACTCTCTCTGAAGTAGCTGAATAGAGGGTGTAACAACTACTACTTTGTTAATAAAATCTAAAGAATTATTTAAGAACGGAAATTTAAAGAAAGGCAATTGTGTGTCTTGAGATATTACATTTATATCTGTGTAAGGGTAGACAGGATTGTAGATTACCAGGCTAATTCCTGGGGTTTCATATGTATTACCGTTTTCTACTCTTATAGTTTTAATATCAGTTACACCTTCAATTTTACTAATTTGATTGGATAGATCTGTTAGAGAAAGAAGAAGGCCTAAATTATCTTTTGTAGTTGAGAAATAATTTTGAAAAATTTGTGAAACTTGTTTTTTAATTGCTTCAGGATTTCTTTTAGCAGTAATATTCCTTGTAATTTGAATATAACTGTTTTTAGAAATATCAGGAGTTAATACCTCATCAGGAATTTTAACACCTACATCCACTTGCATGTACACAGGATCATTAATTACTACTTCTGCTGTAGCTAATTTAGTTGTGTTTAAATCATTTATAATCAAATTCTTTTGTGCAGCATTAAGATAATTGGCTCTTGTGGTAAGGGAAGTTAATTTTTCCAACTTAGGAACAGCATAAACATATATGTTATTAAAATTGCATGCATCTGCAAACTTGACTTGATTAAATAAAACTCTTGATTCTAAATTTGGTTTTTCTATTCCTAAATCAAAATAATATTTTACATGCTGGCTTATGTAATCCCAATTGTTAACAACTTTTGCTGAAGCTAAAATATTTCCATAATTTTTAAGCAAATAGGTAGTAAAATCTTCAGATGTTATGAGCCTGTACTGGCTTTTGAATGTATTTATGGCATTATTTTTAATGCTTGCTACAGATTCAGACTCAACATAATTGGTTGATGGGTCAGTATTGCTAAAAGAAAGATAAGAAAGTTCGGTTTGTGAAAGAATTTTTAAATTAGGTGATGTGGTATTAGCTTTAATTTGCTGAAATCTTGGCGTATTATATGAAAATAGGGAATTGCCATTGAGCACATTGGGGCCCACTTGCCCTTGGACACCATTAGATTTAATATAGTAAACAGCAACTTCATCATTAAAGTTAAGTTGCTTGCCATTTATATTGTTACCAAATTTTATTTCATATCTACCGTCTTCATTTAATCTTATTTCATATTTAAATGAATTGCTTCTTTCAAGAAATAAAGACTGTGTGGGTTCCCATTTTGTCCAAACTGGGTTTGATAGAGTGTTGTCTCTAACATAAACATCAATATTAAAATGATCAATTAAAATATTATTTCCTTGATTATCAACAACTGTCATAGTAAGAACTTCAAAAGGTTCTCCAGTAGCAACATAGGTAGGATACTCAGTATATGAACCTTGATAAAGTAAATTTTGTTCACTAAAATCTGATAAAAATTCTGTGCCAGTAATTGTTTTTGTAAATGTAGAGTCGCTGTTGAAACTAAAAACTATGCCATTAACAGTAAAGTATGAATACCTTTGAATGGTATAAGTTTCTGGTAGTAGTTGATAGTTGGCTGTAGCTTGAAATGGGAGTATGGCAGTTTGAATACCTATGGGTTTGTAGCCAATAAGTTTTACAATTTTGTTTATGTTTTCATAAACTTGAGCAGAAGTAAAAGTTGATTCTGCAGCAGTTTGGTTCAAATAAAACAACAATACATTGTATGCATATGCAATAATATCAATAACAGAAGAAATATTGCTGCCTTCAAAATTTTGATCTGTAAAAATTGTGTTGCTGTTTAATCTTGAAATTATGAGCTGTTTTAATGAAAGTGCATCAAACGCAGCATAGCTATCAACGTTTAAATCAAAATTATTAAATGTATTGTCAGAGGCCATGTTTAATTATTTAAAAAGAAACCTGAGTTGCTCAACGTTCCTACCAATTTTAATTCTTTATTTTTTATTTGAGGAACTGTAAAGGTCAAACCAATGGTATATGTTTGATTTTCTTCACTATACAATACGTCCAAATTTCTTATGATAATTCTGGGTTCATATGTATTCAGACCGAAAATTATGTCATTAGCAATAACTGCCGCAGTTTCTTCATTCACAGGTTCAAATAGATATTTTGCTAAATTTAACCCAAAATATGGGTTTAGTAGCTTTTGACCAGGAATGGTGGTAAAGATATTAACTATGCTGTTTTTAATAGCATCATAATCAAAACTATTGATTGAATCTTTAATTTCTTTATTCTTTAATAATTCATTGTTAACAGTGTAATTGAACTGTAAATCCAGTTTTAAATCTGAATAAGTAAAGCCTTGCTCTGTTTTATCTGTTTTTTTAAGTGAATTGATGCTTATATTGGCCACATTATTATTTATTATTATAAATAAAGAAGGAATATTAAGCTCTTGAAAATAAATAATTTAAATGGAAAAGAAATTTATAAAGCTCTTTGAAGCTACATTGTCAAGATACACAAGAGGTGGATTTTTAACTAGTGATAGAGTTAAATTTGTAGATAAAGCTCTATCTCATGATTTTTTTAAAAATGCACCTACTGAAACCAAGGCAGCAGTACAAGAACTTATAAATTCAGGTGTAAATCTAAGGGTACGTAATGTTAAATCATTCATGCCTGCAGTAATGGGTGCAGGCAATCCAGATGATTTTGGTTATAGTTTTAACATTGAAGTGGTGCCTGAAATTGCCCCTGGTCTGTATGATGTTAATAAAGCTGTAACTGTGCCTTCAACTCTGTTGGATCGTTTTTCTGATTATCCAAATTTACCTCCAGTACCAGACAAATTAAAATATGATAACAAGGTGCAAATCAAGCCTTCAGAAGTGACAATTAACGATGATAAAACTATGCTTACACCCAGATCAAAAACACACTTATCTGATGTGGGAGATAAGAAGTTGGAAACAGGTGATAGAGAGCTAAAAAATGTAAATGTAAAGATACCTTCAAAACCTGCAGAAGGTCATAAGGATCCCGCATCTTACACAGCACAATATTTGCCCAAGAGCTGAGTATCAGATAGTAACACAATACACGCAAAGAAATTTATTTCTTGATCTACAACAAATGCTGAACGGTACAGATGTTCAGCAATAATAACAAGAGCTTTCTTTTTAAAATTATCATCTGTTTCATTCTGTTCTATAAAATTAAACAGTTCTCTTAATAGAGCTACATAATCAGAATTAAAAGTTGCTTCATTTTCAATGAGTGCTTTCCGGAGTGAATTAATATTTTTGTTTTTAATTTCTTTGTAAATCAAATTGATTAAATCATTGCTATCAAATTCATTGATCTTAAGTTTTTCTGATACAGATGATTTTTGGAGTTCATTTATGCATTTACGGAGGTCAGGATAAAAATTTCTAACTAGTTCTAAAAGTTTAGCTTTTTGACCATTTTCAACTGCTATATTCTCATTTTTCAAGATATATGCACATCTCTTAAGAACAGAATCCAGTGGGGGTGTTAAATCTAAGGTCTGACATCTGCTTTGTAGTGCAGGAATAATTTTATATTTGTAGTTGGCTGTGAGAATAAATCTTGCAAATCCAGATAATTCTTCCATGGTATTGCGCAGTGCCCTTTGTGCATCAATTGAAATGCCATCGCATTCATCTAAAATAATGGTCTTTAAATTACCATCAAAACTTTTGGTCTGTGCAAAGCTTGTAACCTTGGTACGTATGGTGTCAATACCATTTTCATCACTTGCATTTATGTACAAATACTGGCAGTTGAGAATATCGTTAACAATAATCTTTGCTAATGTTGTTTTGCCTATGCCTGGTGTGCCAGTGAAAAGTAGATTTGGTATTTGAGCTTTCTTCTTAAAAGAATTTATAATTTCTAAATTTCTTTCAGATACAACAAAATCACCCAAGATTTTTGGACGGTATTTCTCACACCATAAATTACTAAAATCGTTAATGGTCATTTGCCTGAACTACCAAATCCCTTGTCACCTCTAGTAGTTACCACAACTTTACCTTCCTCTACTTGCATATGAACTGTCATGTAGATTACAAATTGTGCAATTCTGTCACCCTTTTTTATTTCATAATCTTTATCAGTTAAATTGTATAGTTTGATTCCTGCGTCACCTCTGTATCCATTGTCTATTATGCCTGGGTGGGCCATGATACCATGCTTGAATCCCATGCCACTGCGACTCTCAACTTTAACCCAATAACCTTCAGGTATTTCTGCAAATTTTAACCCTACTGATACTATTGCACTGCCCTGGGCCGGGACAATCTTATCTTCAATGCAAAACACATCATAACCTGTGTCAGATTCATGGTTTTTTGTGGGTAGCTTGGCATCTGCATGTGTCTTTTCAAACCTTAAAACAGGTAAATATGCAAAATTAGGGTCTGTATCCTTAATACTAATCATGCTTTAATAATAATATATGTTTGATAAAAATCAATATCAATTAAATATTTCTAATGAGTGAGGAATTGAATGAAATGGTAGGTGATTTATTGAGTCAACTAAATGAAGCTCAAGCTAAAGCAAAAGAAGTAGAAAAAGAAACCAATCCACTTAAGAAAGAAGAATTAGAAAAATTTGTTATTGAAAATGGAGGCAATCTTGTTAAGGAAACCATTGAAATGGTAAAAAATGTGAGGGATTATATTGTAAATGCACCAGAAGCAAAAGATGTTGATGCATTTGCAAGTTTAATTTCAGCTGCAGCAAATGCAATTGAAACGCTCAACAGAATTGCTATTAATGATAAAAAAACAGATACAATTGTCAAGGTCAAGCAAATGGATATAGATGCAAGAAAAGAAATGAATCAAGAAAATAATGAATCAAAAATGTTAGCAACAAGAGAACAAATATTTAAACTACTAGCTGCTGGTGCAATTGATGCAGAGATTGTGGAAACTAAGCAGATTGATCACCCTCAGACTGACAAGTAAACAATTTGTTGTATAGGCTTTTAAATGCATCAGTAATCTTCTTTTCAAAGCTTTTAACAGCTTTTTTAAGAAATTCTTCAACATTAAATCCTTCAATACCATTAAATTTAATGGCAAGACTTTTAAATTTTTCTTCTTGTTCATTTATTTTTGCATTAAATATGGCCTCAATATCAGGTACTGTAATACTGGGAATTGTGAAATTACATGCAATATTTTTTGCTTGTTCAATGATGCTAAATAAACCAAATGGATCCAGTGATTCAAAATCAAAATCACCTGTTATAAGGCCAGTAGCATTGCCAAGTAGTGCACCTGCATCTAATGGTGGTTGCCCTGCAAGTGAGGCTGCAGAACTCGCCAGTTCAGTAATACCGCCCAAATTAATACTGGGCATGTAAGAAGGTATATCTATAAAATCTGTAACATAAGAGAGCAAATCTTCAGGACTTGCTAGCTCATTTATATCAGGTAAGCCTGGAAAATTACTTGCCAAGGAATCAATTTCTTGCAATTGATTGATATTGTCTGTTAGTTTTATGGCATATTCTGGTGTGCTATCAGCTGGTACTGGAACTGATTTGGAATTGGGCGTAGATGTAGCCATAAAATTACTTATGATAGTCCTTCAGTTTGGTTAATTTCAGTAGTTGTATTGGTTGCTGTAGATTCTGTTATGATATTAGAAATAGTATTTTTTATGGTACTGTAACTCATGATATTTTTAAATTTTCTCTGCAACAAATCCACTGTTTGTGTTATTTTTTCAATATCCAGACTAAAAAATAATTCATTTATGTACTGTTGATTGGTACCAGTTTTTTCTGTTGCATCTCTTGGGTTGTATCCATCATTGTTTCCTATGTTATTTAAAAAAGCAATGTATGAGTATATATTAGAATAATATTTTATAAGACTATAAATAGGTTCAGCTAAATTATTATTAATAATTACGTACGAATTCAAATCAGTTATTAAATTTAAACCATGAGATGTAAGAGCATCAGCAGAAGGGTCAACACCAGGGGTAGGAAGATTTATTTTTTTAAGATTGTTTCTCATTAAAATTGTATTAGATTTAGATAAATTATTTGCTACTTGCAGTGTAGTAGGAGAAATTTTGTTTCTTAATTGCACAGGTATAGTATTGGGCGCATTATAGATGTTGGTTGTATAGTCAAAAAAAGGTATGGTTGCATCATCTAATAAATTGTAACTGTTTAATAATATACCAATTGAATCGCTTAATTCAGTAAAAAAACTATTTTTATCAGACCCAACTTCTTCTAAAATAATTTGTTTCAAGGGCTCTGTAGTGCTAGAAAATCTGTTGACCCAAAAATTTACAAAATCATTGCTTAAAATTTTTAATTTATTATCATTAATATCTTTATAAAAATTTATAAGCGATGTTGTAACATCACCACTTACAAGACAATTATAATAATCCAAACTTATGCCTATTTCAGTTGTGAAATTGCCTATTACATCTAAATAATTGCTAAATTTTTTTACAAAATCTGTATTTTTAGCAAAATTTATATCTGCTAGCTTAGGAAAAGATGTATTAACAGCAGTTTTCATAACACATTTTTATTTAAAAACAAATCATTCAATAGATAGGTTTTTACACAAATTAAATCATTAAAATAAGATGCATCCTGAAACAAATGTTTGACTTCTATAATTAAATAAATGCCCAAAAATTTCTTATCAAAGTCAGATGGTTGTTTGCTTGAATCTCTTACTATGCCTATAAATTTGCCTGACTGTCTATGAGTTGAGCCCTGGACTCTAAAGGTTACAAAATTATTTAACATAATATAATTTTTAAGATTTTTAGATAGCCCCAGACTTAATCTTTGATTGGGATTTTGTTCAACTGAAGCAAATACATTTTTTAAATTTTTATTTTCTGTTCTAAATTTACCCATTTGAAATGTTTCAGTGCCTTGTGGTGCTAGTGGTAGGATATAATCTGCTTTGGCTGCTTTAAGAAATTCATCTATGCTATTTCTAAAACAATCAATTTCAAATTCTTTTCTAGTATAATCATAGAAATGAACAGCTTTGCTGTTTATTTCTTGTTGAGAATATTGCCCTGCAATAAAATCAAAACTATATGCATCAATATTACCTGCAGTTTTGAAATAGGGAGCTATGGAAGGTGCATATTCTATGTTTAAAGTTGGTACTGTAGAATTACTTAACTCTTGATAACCTGCAACTTTATAAGTTTCCAGGTATTCAAACCCTGGAGAAAGAGATCCATTTTGAAAAGTAACTGCATTAGTAAAAATGTCTTTGAAGCTTCTGAGACTAAAAGCTTTTGGGTACCTATTTAATCTAAAAATACAAGAGTCAAAATTTGAGTCTGGACTGCCTACATGCTTAGATAATATGTAATTAAGTGAGTCCAGCGCTTTATAATTTGCAGGTGCACTAAAAAATATGGTGGTACTGCCTGTATCAAATTTTTCAAATGCTGTATTAAAGCCAATTTCATTTGGATCAAATGTTTCCACAAGTAATGAAGATAAAGCAGCACCAGTTGGAATTCTTCTTTCATTATTGCTAAGAGTAGAGATATCTGCATCTGATCTGAGGTAGTTGGAAGTTGAAAAGTATGAATTCTTCTCTCTTAACAATTCATAATGATAGTCCCAGAAATAAAGTTTTTTTAATTTTTCTCCAGAGCTTCCATCATTAAATTCTTCAGTATTGTATATGACAAAATCAAATTTAAGTAAAAAATAACGCAACGTATCTTCAGAATAAACTGTTGAAATATTTTCTGAAACTTTGGGTAATATTTCAATTTTTAAAATATCTCTACAATCTCCATTAAAAATAAAAGTTCCATATTGATCATAGTTATTAGTATTTTTAGGAATGTAATAATCAGGAGAAGTGGGATCTTTATCTTTGTTAAAATAACTGCTTTCAATATTATCTTCTCTATTATCTAAAATAATGTATCCATCATGAAAAGGTCTGTCCAGGCAGTCATTAAGCATCAAGGTTCTTATGGATGAGGGGCTCAAAGATTTTATTCTGCCGTCAAATGATACTAAGAAGACTCTAAAATCATAAAAATTGTTATTTATTAAGTAAGAGAAGCTGCTATATTTTGAATCGTTGCTTGCAGGTAGATAGTCGCTCATACTAATTGCTTTTTAATTTCAGATATGACTTGAGAAACAATATCTGGATTTAAAGCTTTAATAATTATGCCTGTTTCTGGAGCTTCAACAGGGTTCTTTATTTTATTAAGAAGGCATATTAACCACCACAGTTCTATAGTGTTGTAAATATTAAAGCTTACCATGGTCCAAGGCATTTTTCTTCTTATTCTGTAGTATATGATTTGACCTGGATCAATATCTTCGGGAACAGTTATGGTTTTGGTAATATTGTAAAAATACTGAGCATCCTTATTTTTATACATTTTAAAAATATTTTCATATCTTAAATTGTTTAAATTGGACAATTCTGGTATATTGTTTTGATATTTACCTAAATCCATAAAATTATTTATGAAAAAATATTATTGAGGTATGTTAGTATTTGTTGAAAAATTGGTGTTGTTATTGGTAGGAAAAGTTGGTCCATTGAATTCATCACCAGGCAAAGCAAAACTATTGCCTAAACGCTGGGTATTTAAGTTTTTAATGTTTTCATCTTGATTCTGTATTTTTATGCGTGTATCACCACCTTGGCCTGCTTGTAATGCATAAACCATGAAATTTCTGGTTTCTGCTAGCAATGATTTTAAGGTAATTTTTACCATGTAAGCATCAGGTATTATGGTTGTAAAGGTTCTGTTTTCAGTCTGTATTTGTTCATCTATAATGGGCACTTCTTCTACACCTTCTGTTCTTCCAGAGTCATTATATACGGTATTTTGAAAGGGTAATTGAAATTTTAACTCCCTTCTTGCACCTTTAAAATCAACAGTAATACTGGAAACATAGCAAAAAGGATAAAATTTTTGGCCAGGTATTTCTACTTGATAAATTACTGGTGGTTCAACTATGGATCTGTTTAGTCTTGCTGGTTTATTTTGATACAATAGCATAAACAGCAATTGCCAGTTTCTAACCACATCATCAAAAGAAGCGCTGCCAGTGTTTATAAGAGGAAAAGTAAAAGAAATTTCTTCCCCTTCAGTTGGAAAATTATAGAATTTTGCTCTTTCTTGAAAGCTAAACCCAAATGGTTTTTGCAAAGCACCAGCTGCTGCAGCCAAATTGGTAATTAGTTCAGAAGTTTCAATTCCTACATTCATTAAATTACCAACACCATCACTGCCAAATACATTTTGAGAGCTTGAATAATAGTCATCAAAATAAGGAAAAATGTATCTCCATCCTGTATCTATTGTGGGATACAAATCTTTGTATGCTTGTAAAAGGTCAGTTTTCATGATAGGATTATCATCCACTGTTTTATTTTGCAATCTGTTAAGATAAGATTTGGCTCTTGCTTTTGCAATAGCTATTTGTTTTTGTTGTTCTGCTGTAAGAGTATTATTAATAGCGTTGCCTGCACTTTCAGCTAGTTTTTGCAATGTTTCTGTAAAGCTGCTTACATAAGGTCCAATCTCTGATTTTTTAAGATTATCCAAAACATTTCCTACCCCTTCAGTTGCAGTATTAAAGGAAGCAATTATTTGAGCTACCATGGCGTTGGTTTTAAGTCTTTTTTCAGTTAAAATTATTTTTGGTACTTCTTGGCGTCTAGAAGCACCCAGTGGAGAATATGTCCAATAGAAATCATTAACAACATTTACATTGGTTGTGGTGGGTCTTAAGGTTGAGCTTTGAATAAATCCGCTTGCTTTGCTAGCAGGGGCTAATGTTGGTGGATGACTCTCTATATTAGAACTTGTGTTGCTTGTGTCGCCTATGTTGTAACCAGTATTTGCAGCATCAT